TCCCAGGCGAAGGAACTAGCCTCGCTGATTGTTGCTGTGTATCATATTGTCGAGTCTGTGCAAGGCTCAGCACTCTCTCGCCAGGTGTCAGCATCGCCGGAACCGTATCTGTACCGTGTGGGACAAAGGGAATGACACGCCCACGCTGCGCGTAGACCGGTACAATTCCACCAACAGCCTCACTTATCGGTTCCTCCGTCCGAGCGTGTGGCGGTGCAGGGACTTCATCAGAGGTGTATCGTACATGAACATCGTGTGTATCAGGAATCCCATCCAACGCATCTTTCACGCCCTTGGCGCCATGTTGCGCTGCTTCAGGCAACGTAGCACCCAACGACTTCGCGATCGCTGTCAGAATGTCGTTGGTCGTGCTCAACGCATCAATCATCTGTTGTTGTGGACCTTTGAACTTCTCGCCCACGATCCCTTGCGCGATCGCTTCATCCACTAATTTCTGCGTATTATCATCCAACACCTCCCCAGTCTGTTGTTGGATTTCCCAAATCTGCTGGAGTTGCGGTGCCATCAGCCGATTGATCGCATTGCTATCCTTCCCTTGTGCAATCAACTCATCATGGGTATGAGCAATTTGTGATGCTAACCCTTCGAACATACTCTGCGTCAAAAGCCCTGAGTTCTGTAGTCCAGTTAGCGCTTGGCCATAACTAGCTACACTCTTTAACGCTGGACCAGCTATCGCATCACTCGCTATATCGACATATCCCTTCAACTGCGAGAACGCTTCACCTCCATCAAGACCGGTTTGATCCAGTTGCGTTTGCAGAGCTTGGATAGCTGGCGTTGCAGCCTGTAGAGCTGACACAAAATCTAACCCACCACGTTGTAGCTCACCAATACCCGCGATAATTGATCCCGCCATCGCTGAGGCCGTCTCTTGCGACGAAATCTTCACCGCATCAATCAATAGACCAGCCTTACTCAATTTACCAGTGGTCTCATCAAGGTCTTTTCGCAACCCTTCGAGTTGCTGCACATCCTTCGTCTTCTCCATCTGCGCGCGCAGATCAATCTCCTTCTGCTTAAGTTCGTCGTACGATTTCAACGCATCAGTTCCAACGGTCAGCCCTCGTGTCAGCCCGCCAAACACATTCGCCGTAACCTGACCAGAAACGTACTTCGCGATCTCAACTGAGTGTGTGCCGAACTGTTGATCAAGTTTAATAATGTCTACGATCTTTTGACTCAAGACCCCCATCTGACTCGTCGCCGCCGCCGTAAACGTCAGGAAGTTCTTATCGAGCACCGCCATCCCTTGTGATGCGGTCATCGCACCCGTCTGAATCATCGAGAACACATCATGGAACCGATCGGCCATCTGTTTGATGTTCTCTGGATTCAACCCTTTGGCTTCACTAATAACCTTGTCCAGAAGGGAAATCTCAGCTGCTTGTCGACTCCCTCCAACGCTAAATCCACCAAATTTAAAAGATTTACCAAAGTCTGTCGCGGCACTGGCAATTTCTTTCCCAAGGTTCTCAGAGATCTTCGTTCCAAAATCCCGTGATACTTCATCAATCGCTTTAGCCCACGCGGGTTTCCCCATGATGATATCAGCGAGTTTCTCCATCAATGGACCGGCAATCGCTCCGACAATCGGAATGGCTGACGCGATCATCTGTCCGAGTGCACTGCCCATCAACTTCGGAGCTACCTCAGTTAAATGTTTTACCAGTCCTTTACTGAGTTCATTCCCGACCAAGGAACCTGCTGCTTTCATCGCACCCTGTACCCCACCTCCACCGGTAAACGCCTGCTGAATCAGTCCCGGAATGGCCGCGCTGATGGCTGTAAAACTTGTCGTCCACGCGTGCGTATTGCCAGTTGCGGCATCCTGTGCCGCTTGCGCAATTTTGCGGAATTGCTCTCTGGTCGTTGCATAGAACTCCTTTGGATGCGCCGCCATGTACTCATAGATCTTCTTCGACTCATCCGCCATACGCTGAAGCGTGGCATTTGAATTATCAGTAATCGCTTTCAAATACCCAAAGGTATGCCCCTCAACTTGAGTCAGAGACACACCAAGCACACGCGCCATCTCTTCTGATGAGATACCAATCTTGTCCATCCGCTCAACGAGCGCAAGCTGCTCTGTACTGAGCGGGATGAAGTCTTTCGCAGACTGTGTCGTCGCATCTGCTATCACCCTCTCCGCTTCTGTGAACGATGTTCCAATCAACGCACCAGTTGTCGCAATGTCTCGCGCACCAAGCCGCACCGTAGCAAAAACCTCTCCGAGTGGTGGTCCCATTGACTGCGCAAGACCAACCAAGACAAGAGGCATTCCAGCTAAACTCTTCGCGACCGCCGCAGCGCCTTCCTGTCCTGTTTGCCGGAAATCATCGACCCGCGTGCTCGTCTCCTTTAACTTATCCTGATAGAGCTTTAGTCCCGCTACGGATACACCAAGGATGGCGGCGACGTTCTGCTCAGTGTACCCGCGACTCTTCAGTACTTCGATATACTCAAGCGAGACGCCTTTAAGCCCAAGGATACTCGCATCTTGGTCGGCAAGTTGTGCACGCATCTGCACTCCTGCCGTATAGACTCTAAGCTGCTCAGATGTTAATCGTTTATGATGCTCAATCAAGATATCAAGTTGCTTAATAACCAATTCCTGTACGTCGTAGTTTCCTTTTTGTTGCGTTGTGAGACGATTAAACGCATCAATGATGACAGATGTCGCCTCTCCAGATCCACTAAGCGTCTTCAGTAGTTCCTTAACCTTCTTCTCGTGCTCTTCTATCGCCTTTCCATTATCAATAAACCCTTTCGTTCCGCGCTTCACTTCCTCAGTAAGATCCACTTCGCCACCAGCGACAGCGCCAACTACTTTGCCAACCCGTTCCTGCGCGAGCTGTAAAGCCGTCAATCCCTTCGTACGTTCACGTTCTGCCGCTGCAGCATGTTCCCCAGCGATCTGAGCATCGATCTCTTTTTGAGACCAGCCTTGTAAGACAAGGCCAAGATTCTCAAAGTAATCACTCACCATCTGTAACTGCCCGATCTTATACGCAGCGAAGATACCTGCGATAGCAATGGCGATAAGATTGATCGGCCCAAGCGCACCAGTCATCGCAATCCCTAGACCTTCAGCCTCTCCAGCGAGAAGAGTCATCACCCCTTCGTACGCTACAGTCGCAACATTCGCAGCCCACGTTGCCAGTTCAATCGCAATCAACTCGGCCTTATAGGCAATAAAGCCAGCAACGACCACCTCGATCGCATCACGCCATGACCAGAAGAACTTCACCAGATCCTTAATACCATCAGCTAGCTTGACAACATACGGCACAATCTCCGATACCCCACGTGCAAACGCATTGATCCCACTCAAGATCAACTCGCCAAACGTCTTACTAGCCGTGCCAAATGCCGTGGACAATGCGTCAGACACATCCTTCAACGCCTGATTCACATCTGCCGATGACGCGACAGACATCGCCATCGACTTCATCCATTCCTCAACAGCAACACGCCCTTGTAAGATGCGCTCTTTAAACGACACCTCCGAGACACCAAGACGCTCCACATACGCGCGTGTCGCGTCAAGAATCGCAATCCGCTTGCCTTCGAGCTTTCCCGCTTCATTCAATTCACTCGCCGTCGTGTGAATCGATTTTGCAAACTCCTCCTCTCCCTTCTTTAAGTCAATCAAACCAATCTGTTGCTGGAGACCACGTACACGGCCAGTCGTCAGTGCCCCACTGAGTGTTTCCAACCCACTTGCCGCATCAGTCCCTGTCGCTTTTCCTAGGGCACGTGCCGCCTCCCCCATCAACGTGGCTTGCTCCGCGGACAATTTCATCCCAGTCGAGAGCAATCGTGTCGTCGATTGCATCAAATCCATCTCACTAACGGTGCCCTTCACCCCTTCAGTGAGCGCTCCACGGAGTACATCGCCTGTTGTCCCAGCACTTTGTGCCAACCGATCGAATGCCTCCTGTATACCAATAAGAGTGGACCCTTTCTCGCCAAGTCCGACAATCGCCCCACTGATCAAACCAATCGCTGCCGTCGCTGCACCTGCCACAAGCGAGGTCACCCCCATCGCACTAGTAAACTCCTCCGCAAACTTCTTCACCTGCCCCATAGCAAGTGAGAGGCCTTCAGTAAGCTTATCTTCGAGCTCGATCCGACCAGTGAGTGAACCGATATCCATCTTACATATCTAACGCTGGGACGGAGTACGCCATACAGATCGCCATCGCAATCGCCTTCTTCTCTTGCCACGTCTGATGACGCGGTGACTCTTCTTCCTTGAACAGCAGAAAATCCTGAAGCGTATACGCCGTCTGCCCCTTCCCGCGATTCACATTCGCAATCGTGGCAGCAATCAGCGCACTCCGCAGATCGCCACGCACCTCATCAAACGGCTCAAGTTCTGCGTAGATCATCCACTCGTGAAACTGCTTGGCTGTCAGACTGCGAAGCAAGGCATCGACATTCCAGCACCCTAATCGCACGGCTAACTGATAGGCGAAACGACGCCGTGCCGATCGCTTCAGTCTTTTTTTGTCTCGTTGGCATCCTTCACCATCATGCCGTTCAATCGCAGAATCTCCCGCACCAGTCGCTCAGTCACCTTATGACTTTTCTTGCGAAGGACTGCAATGTGCGTATCGTTCGCAATACGCTTGCCTTCCGAGTCCACTAGGCTCTTGGTGATGAGACGGAGACCTGCAGTGCGCTTCGCCTCACCTTCGTTCGCTTCCGACCATTCAATCAGGTCACCCGCTGTCAACGACCCGATGCGAAACACCTCGCCAGTCTTGAACCCAGGTACGAGGGCATACTCCACATCATCAGACAGGGTAATCTCATCCATCGTGAGGATCTTCTCATCCGACATCTATCCCCCTATAAAATTTCAGACTCTGGAACGATTCCAGCATCCCAACCGTCACGGCACGCCAACGGCAAGTCATGTCGTTCAACAAACTGCTGAATCAAATCTAAAACAGGCGGAGTCAACTCTGTCGAACCGATTAGGATTGGCGGGAAGCGTGCAGTCAACCAGCCCATAAAAGCGTACAACGTTTCAGTCTGGTTCCAATCCTGAGCAGTCATTGAAACTTACCTCCTAGATGATCACCACGCCACCAATTGTCATCCCACCAGAGAAGCGAATCGTTACATCGGCAGAGAGTTTTCCGTCAACAGGCGCCTTCGGTGCAATGTGCTGCACCTGCCCGCTCAACACCCACTCCACTGCATCAGGAAACGTAATCTTGTAGCCATCAATCGAATTGTCGATGATCGCTTTGTAGAGACCCGTCAAATGGTCCTGTGTTCCGTTCGTCGGCAGGAAATTCAATGGCGTCGTGAACGCCCCACGACGTAAGACCCCAAGCACATACGCATCAATGTTTTTGTCCTGCGTCGTCGCGTCGAACTCGTTGCGCATCATTTCCGGCGGTGTCACGTCACCGAGTTCGGCGATGGCCTCAAACACTGTCGGCGTCGCCGCCTTGGCTCGTGACACAATCGTTCCGTGTGAGCTAATAGCCAGTGTCATGTTCTCGTCCTCCTATGAAGGGGCTTTTTCTGCGTCAACGTTGATCACCAACAATGCACGTCCGGCGTCATCCAACCCAACATCAGTTGGGCTACTCTGACGAAAGGTAAGACTCACATACCACACCCCACTCAAAGTTACATTATGCAACCCATTCGCACCACCTAACGCGGTATACGCAGCAATGAGCATCGTGCGCGCTGCCAATGGTTGCTTGGCTCGAGCCGAGAGTTGTGCGGACGGTTGTTCAAGTGGCGTCCCGTTCTGCGAGCGCACCGCACCACTCCCCCCCGTTTCAATCAATGAGAGATACGGCCCGTCACCAATCGGGATAATGGCCGAAGAGCCAATAAAGATAGTGGTGCCGAACGTCCCGACGCTCGAAGCCACCAACTGATCTTTCATCTCTGACAGGAACGACATCCATCACGACCGTTGTCGCAGATCCACGCGTTTCGCAATCCGCGCGGCCATATGTTCGCGCGACTCTTCTAGCACGCTCGCAAGATATCGACTTTGTCCAGTCGTGTGATGAAAATCGAGCCGTTCATGCTGCACAATGGCATACGCCTCCGCAGCACCACCATACGAGAGCAAACACGTCACGCGACGACCAGTTCGCTCAGGAGGATGCACCAACCCACTCGCACGGAGTGTCCCTGGCGCAATCCCTTTTGGCATGGAGCGTCCCATCGCTTTAAACTGCGCTTTGGTTGGCGAGACCGGACAGCGTTTTTTCGATTCCGTCATCTCGATCTGTCCTTCGAGATAGATCGCCGAGAGCACGCGGTCAGGAAACTTCGCTGTGAACGCTTTCAGTTTCGCGATCATCTCGCTCGGATTCATCCCTGATGCCATCGAGTCGCTCCTGAATCACACGATCAAATTGTTGTGCAATGAAGGACCACCGGAAGTGAGGCTGTGACACATAGTCAAGGCCACGTTGGCGATAAACCATACGACGCGCGGAGTCGGTATAGAACGTATGAAGTGCTTGCACAAAGCCTTCACGATCTGGCACACCACCCAACACATTCACATACGGCGGGCCAACCACCGTTGAACGACACGAGACCTGCCATGCCACATCCCGCGTCAGTTCACCAAGCGCTGACCACGCCGGCACGATTTGCGGAATCCCACAGGCCATCCCTTCGAAGGTCGAAAATCCATTCCCCTCACCTTGTGTCGTCGTAATCTGGAGATCAAAACAATTGTAGGTGTCGCGCATCTCATGTTCAGGAATGCCATACCAAGCAGACGGCTGCATCAGAATCAATCTGTCGAGCACCCCGTAATATTCAGAGAGTTGTTTGACATCAATCCCAATATCACCAGTCGGCGCGACGTGGAGGTAGAGATAGGCATCTGCGACGTTCTCTCGATGAACCCACTCAGCAAAGTACTGGATCGTCAGGTCAAGCCGCTTCCGCGGTTGATTCCGATTCACATTGCCGACGATAAAGGCGAAGTCTAGCTCACGTGGAAGCCGACGCCCGCGCGCGTCGAGTGTATCCAATGGATAATAAATGTCCAGATCCACACCAAGCGGGATAACCTCCGCCGGTCCAGTGTAGCCACCTTTCCGTGCCTCGTCTAATGCAAAGTGCGTCCAGAAGATCGCGAGCGACACCCTATCTAACCACGGCCCTTGAAAATTCTTGCCGTCTACCGCGACAATCACAATCACCGGAATACGCGCATATTCAGCAAACCTCGCCAATTGTCTCATGTAATGTGGAATGTTCCAGCCATCATTCTGCAAGACAATGACATCAGGCTTACACACATCACACATCCAGATCAAACGTCCCACACCGAGCAGTTCTCCACCAGGCGCTGCCGCATAGATCGGATAGGGATAGGTGTGTGGATCACCACGGTAGTTAATCCCCAACACCGTGACATCAAACGTCGTACACAGCACGTCAAGTACACGATGCGTCACGAGAGCAAATCCACTTGGACACGCCGCATCGCCCACCCAAAGCAATTTCTTTTTCTCTGACATTACATCACACGTAACGCGACAATAATGAGTAAGAAGGCCAATACGATCACGACAAGCACCCACAGCATCCCAGTCAAAAATGACCTCACAAAATGACTAGCCTAGAAAGACCTGCGTCGCGACGGCGTGTGTCGTCCCAGCATCCACAAACCCACTAAGATTGAGAATCGGCCCAGTCGTTCCATCTGGTAATGTCACGCGATCGTTCACACTCACCCCGCTCGGTGCAACAGCTTTCAAACCGGCCACGTCGAGGAACAACACACTGGCACGGCTCACACTCAATTCACCAGAAGTCGAACGCACCTGTTGCTGTTTCAGTTCGACAATCGCGCGCAACGTCGCGGGAGTGGCATAGGTCTTCGTCCCGAAACCATCCTGACTCAAATAGCGCTCAAATGAGACAAGGCCCTGCAAAGGTTTCGTGACTTTATCTGCAATCTTCACAGCACTACGGACAACGTCAAGCAGACTCACAATAGACCTATTCGCATCGGCAAACCTTCAGCAACAAACTCGAATTTTCGTTCAAACTCCTTACGCTCTAACACGCAATGTCGTACCGTACCAGCCCACTCTATCTCGATGCGCAACGGGACATACACGATCATTTCTTCACCAGTTGTATGATGACGACATAAACAATCGAACTCGTACAACTCTCCAACTCCGGTACGACCTTCGGTCTTGCGATATACACCTGTCTGCATATCAACACCTCATAACCCGATCACGTCGAACAGTGCACTGATAGCTGACGTAATGATCTCGTCTGTAAACCACGAGGGGGGCATAAGGTTCAGCACAGTCATTGGCAAGACCTGTGCTGCGATATCTTCCTTGAACGTGACTGCGACACTCCCTGCCTTCACAGACGTAATCCCACCCACAATGATTGGGTTGTCTAACGTGGTATCAGCAGCATTCAATTGTCCAGCAAGTTCACACTCCGCATTTTTCAACATCTGCGGAATGACCGTCGAAGCAATCAAATTCCCGTTCAGGTCATACATGCCGATGCGTGGCCACGCGAGCGCCTGCGTCGTGGTCGCTGGTGCACCGGTCCACGCACGACTGGTATAGAAGTACTTCGTTCCATCCTTCGAGATGCGCAGCGTCCGGCGTGCCACGGACATCAAGTCCAGCACGCGCGTCGCCATAATCAACGCCGCCGTTTGATCCGCCACCGCACTCCACGACGGCACAAGCGGCAGACGATCGGTAAAATAGGCTGCTGCTTCGAGCAGTGTCGCGTAACTATTCGCGTCAGCTGCACCTGGCGTCGCAATGATCACACTCATCTACGCCGCTCCATCATCTTCCTCGTCTTCCTCACTCTTCTCCGCCGCCTCATCTAAGGCCTGTTGAATGTGGTCCTGCATCTCGTCCAGCAGTTCCTCACGCGCATCATTCGGCAACTTCTCAACGAACTTGTCGAACTTCTTGAGCAGTTCCTTCTTCAACTTCGCCGTCGTCTTTTTCTTTTTCTTGTTCGCCACAGTACTCGCCAATCCTTTCATTTCATCCCTTCACGCACACCAGAGAACACCATGAAGAAACCAACCGAGAACCATACCCGTCAGCAATATCTCGACCACGAGCGCAAACAACCAGTCGTTACTGGACACGCGGCATCAGACCCAGCTTCCTAGCCTGTGCTAACTGCACATCCAAACACCCGCGAATCCACTCTTCGGCATCCTCACCATGCTCAATCACTTCGCATAAAGGACAATCACGCTCACGTACATTCGAGCCGCCTCGTAACTCCATGCCACATACTTCTAATGCCACCGATTGAATCTGCCAGTACGCCGCCATCAATGGATCAAACATACGTGGATCATCGGCTTCGGCAAAGTAAGTATCAACCGCGGCATGATCAGACGACGACACAAGTGGCCACAGATCACGGTCCTTCAGCCCTTGCTGCAAGTCCTCCCAATGCAACGCGCACATCTTCATTGAAGCACACGCACGTTATAGTTTGAGCTGACTGGAGTCACGACGACGAGTGCACAGACTTTCACCGTCACCGTATCAGCCGCACTGACGTAAGCCGACCAGTCAGTGCCATCTCCTGGATATGTCACTGGAGTAGCGACGACTGCCATAGCCGTTGTAGCACCCGTGACGGCCGCCGTGCCAGATGCACACGTACCTGCCGTTAACGAGCCGCCACCGATAGCTGATGAGGTACCGCTAAGAATTGGTAACATTGACGCACCGCCAACGGACAACGTTGGCGTGATGTTAGTATTGGTACCAGTGATAACGATATGATCAACCGAGGTGTTCCCTGTATAGGTGCCAGCACGCCAGACGCCATTCGTCGTTGCGCCGTACCCTGCGTATCCTTTCCAATCACCACCAGTTACACCTCCTATTCCTGCTTCACTCGTCCAATTCCCTCCAGTTGTAATTCCTCTGCCACCAGTACTAGTAAAATTTCCTCCACTTGAACCATAGCTTCTTCCACCAGCAATAGAAATACCTCCACCACTTGAACTGTTGCCTTGTCCGCCTGCAATAGAAATACCTCCGCCTGCCTGGCCTCCATCTTGTCCAATAATGTTAAAGCTTTTCGCGCCGACCGGGGAAGGGCTTACGGCAAATGTAATATTCTGCGTCCCATCACCAAATTCTTGAGTAAGCCCATTGTTACTGGTCGAATCATTTGGTCCAGCGAACGACACACCATTCCATGACGACGCTACACTCGTTGCGTTCGCACTTGGTGCATTCGCTCCTAATAACGCATCAGCCATGTTATCAGTGTATGTCAAGCTACAAGTATAATTCAACTGATCCACATACTTGTAGACTGAACCACCGGCAACAGTACGATATAAATTGTAAACGGGTGAGTAAGTACCACTACAACTGAACGGTTGCGTTACCGTGACCTGACCATTCATCGTTGCATCAACGACCGTCACGCTTGCCGTTGCAGTACCTGCCGCAGTTTCATTTCCATCGTTATCGAGCTGCGTAAACTTGTAGGAGTACACGCCATTGGACAGGTTGCCAGCACCGAGCCCGGCCAGCGCTGGTGCGGGTAAGAGCGCAGATGCGTCGATGTTCGGCAGCTTGGACGTGAACGTGTAGGTCTGCGCCGTCTTATTATACGTAAAGGCGCTGCCACCGAACGCACTACCGTCATTGAACTGCACCTGTGTATCACTTCCACTAGGTGCGGTGCTTGCTGCAGTGAATGTTCCATCGCCACGAAGGAATGTCGTAGTATTGCTTGGTAATTTTGGTAGCCAACCATGCTTATTCGCACTAGCATTGTTGGTAGTAATATCGCTCACAGTGATCGTCGCATCTGTAACACTACTACCAACTAATATCCACGTATTAACAGCAGTACAAACATACAGTCCTGCAACCGCAGTTATCTTCACTGCTAAATCACCGACAAGACACACAGCTGGTAATGTCGCTACACTTGGAGCACGAAATCGAACCTGCGCTGAAACTGTTGTGCTAAGATAAAGTACAATCGCAACGCCACTAAACCATTTCACCATGAACTCGTCTTCCCTTAATACGTCGCGGTAAACAGTGTCACAGTACTTCCGTTGTCGCGCACCTTGAGCGTAATCGTTCGACTCGGTGACGTTCCTTCAACTTCGACCCAGACTTGACCATCCACAAGTGTGCTCGGCGTCCCGACTTGAAACCCACTACCACGCACTGGTATTGCACCTATCTCGTAAGTACACGACCAACCGTTCCCAGTACGATTGCGCGTCTCTACAAGGGTACCGTCATTTCTGAAAAGCTGATACCCGTCCACCGTGCGTTGTAAGTACTCGACAGACATGACCCACTCCTGCGAAGTCGTCCCGGCCCGAGTTCACTGCCGATCCCTCGCTTACGCCCTTGCCAGGGAGCCGAGAATGTTCTATGACTTCGTACCAATGCACACTCCGCTGTTTCCGTCGTAGTCACTGCGCACACGCGGTACCTGAATTGCCATGATCAGCCAATACAACGTGAACCCATCGAGCGAGGTCCACGGAATCACCGTTGGCGGTTGCCCGTTGACAATCTCTACAACGTCAGATGTCATCTGCACAAGCGCGCACTGCGTGCCCGTCGCCGCACCAGGCATCCGATCCGCGACACGAATCTGCAACATTCGGCCACCAGCTGTGATCCGCTGCAAACGCTCACGGATGGTATCTGTCGTGTTCGTCTTGAAGTCACCCTCGATCGTGTTCCCAGCGAGCGTACCGACGTAAAGATTGTAAGGGCCAAACTTCTTATCCGCTTGCTCCTTGCCGATCATCGCCAGCACGTCGTTCAATATCGCCGGCCCCGTCGTGCCCACGATGTTCGCCGCCGTCCAATCGACACTCAACGTGTTCGAATTGGCATTCGGCGCATTGAGCAGACCCGGCGCCCCATAACCACCAACCACCAACGCCTGCCCATCGAGGGTCGTCGCCCCGTTGACCGCGGCATCCTCGATACTCTCGTTCACACGGCGCGTCGCCTGTTTGATAAGAGACGTATCGAGAGGCTGTCCCACACGCTCAGACATCTTCAGCGTACGAATCCCGATGCTGAAATCGTCCGTTGTGAGGTAGATCGGCAAACGGTTGTGCGACCGGTCGGAGAGTTGATTCTCTCCACGCGCCGATGGCGACATCGTCCGCTGCGCGGTTCCAACCTTGTTCTCGGTGTCCCATTCAAGCTGCGTCACACTCAACGGGTCAGGCAGACTGTAGGTGAGTCCTTCCGCCATCAGATCGGCAGCGAAGACGAGCCGCTCAAGCCCCACCTCGACCACCGCTTTATCGACTATGACCTGTGCCTTGTCACTCAACGGTGACAGAGCACGCAACCCTGGAATCGACAACTCGCCACTTTCAGCGAGACTGCGCAACAGTGCGCCGGCAATCGGACTCTTCCCATTGCTGGCCGTAAATCGCATGTTCTCGAACATCTCATCCCTCCTTTCAGACGACTTCGACGCGAATGCGCGTCAACACTGTAACTGACACCTTGGTCTCCAATGCCGAGAACAACGCCACACCGGACGCAAGAGCTCGCAGTGTGCCGTCGCCAGCTGACTCTAACGTCTGTCCGAAGACGATGTTCTGTCCACTTGCAATGAACATCAGGAATGACGAGCCTCCTGCCCCAATCGAAGCCTCGACCAGATCGTTCGCGGCATACGTGTCCGCGATACTACCGTTGCTCATCGACTTCTCCGTCGCGACCATCTGGGCAGTTGCCGCCGCTGCGGTTGCATGCTTCCGCAGACGCCACACACCCGTGCTGTTGAACCGTTCCACGAGATGCCCTGGGGTAATAGATTCGCTCGCTGCAAGCGTGTTCTCTTCCGTGCGCGGACCACCCAACCAAATGGTACCTGGCGCGAGTACTGTCACAGCCATGTTGATTCCTCCCTTCAGTTCGTCTTCGCCCGATACGCTTTCAACGCCTCATCACTGTACGGATTCGGCGGATGCGAGAACACGTCGGGTTCACTCGCCGCCGCACGCGGCATACCCCGTCCACTAAAATCAGCCTGCGGCAGATCCAGCTTCGCCACGAGCGCGAGGCGCTCTAACACATCCAACGACTGCTCGGCGAGCTCCTTCTCGGTGTAGGCACTTTGTGCGGTCTTCAGTTTCTCAATGAGGTCGATCTTCCGCGCGGCATCCCGCGCCTGTGTCCGTTCGATAAGCGCCTTGAGCGAGGGGGGCGCCAGCTTCAAAAAATCCTCTTCCGTGAGTGGCTTCGCTTCTGCTCCCTTCATCCCATCATCTCCACCATCTTTCGCACCGTCCTTCGCATCACCCTTCTTCTTCAGCATCATCGCGTGGTCCGCGAGCGCCGTGTCCGCAGTGTGCTTGTCCTTGATGACTTTCTCAGCTTCCGCTTTCGTCGCCGCCGTGCGCAGTCCGCCTTTCACTTGCACGTCCAACGCTTCGAGCCGTGCGTCAGGCATGTGCTCCAGCCACTTCGTATCGTCCGTCATCAGTCCGCTGTCTGTGTGTTCCACGAGCGCCTTGATCGTGGCCGCGCGTTGCTCCTTTGTCATCGTCTCGCCTCCTTGGCATCCACAGTCGTGTCCTCTCTCCAAGAGTTTCATCCCATTGCACTCAGCACCCAGCGCAACGGTATGTCCGTGCATCTCATGCGTCGCATCATGCGCGTTCTGCAACGTCTTCAAATCCTTCGCACTGTTCCGTGCCCCCACTGCAGCACGCAGCGCCTCCATGTAACGCGGATCGGATGCTTCTATCGGCTCAGGCATGAGCAGTTTGTACGTCATGGACAACACATTGCTCAGAGCACTCGTCATCGTATAACACTGCATCTGGATCGCTTCAAGTCGTGCCGCTTCAACCTCCTCTTCGGCGTCTTCATCCTCTGGCGTCTCAGTTGGATTTTCCACTTCATCCGCAATCAGATCGCTCACCAACATGCTGGCTTCCGCATGGCACATCGCCACACTATCAAGGAGTGATTGAATCGCCTTATAGCCAATCAGTTCAGCCGCCTCTTCAGATGCCGCTTCACTAGCCGTATCATCTAACGCTCTTAACCCCAACAATGATTTCACACGAGCACGAAGCGTGCGCTTGTCCATCGGCCGTCCTCCTTTCTTCTGCTGTTCAAATTGTTGCGCGGCACGTTCCGCTTTCCAGAATCCACAGAAGGCATTCGGATCATCAATTGCCCCGTGCTTCTCTTCAATCGCCGGAACAATCGTCTCCATGCAATAGGTAAAGGGATGATCCCCACCACCAGCCAACACACGAGGTGGCACGCCTTGGAGAAGTGCGCGAAACGTCGAGTCCCGTGCTACCGCTGCACGCGGGACACCGCACCCCATATCGATACTGCACGCGCCGCGTCCGTCAGGCAGAAAGGCAAGGTGATCAGGTGCAATCGTCTGCCACTTCGCTTCGAACTTCTTGCCCTTATATTCGCCAGGTTCAGACAGTGTTGTGACAAAAGCCCCCACGGAGACTTCCACCATCTCACCGTGTTGTAAGGCCTCCAGCATCTTCTTTCCACCAACCTGTTCAGCCTTCAACGGATCGATGTAGGCGTCCATTAACAGGCGTTTGTTCTCCACCCGTGCGTTGAAAATCGTGCCGAAGCTTTGCTTCTCAAGCACCGTCGCATCGTTCGCGGAGATCTGTTTCCCGTCACGCATCGGATGGCCCAGCACCAACGGTCGGCCATTCCACGCCTGCGGCATAATGGCGAGCGCTTCCGCACTCACAAATTCTGGGACAGTAGCATTCACGGCATGGATCACGCCTTCGACCAGCGCCACAACCGGCACGACTAGATGTCCACGTCCATTGAACACCTGAAAACGAGTTCGTCCAATGGAGTTCGCCAGCACATGAAAGAGCATTTTAGGCGTCTCCTTTCGGCATCGTATGCATTTCGGCGTTGATCTGATCTAATCCGGCCGTGAGTTGCATCTCCAGTTCTCGCAACCCAGTCGTGAATCGCACATCAAATTCACTGACTTGATGCTGGATAAATTCGATCTGCTCACGAAGCTGCACCAGTAAGAAGACACAAAAGGCACCGAGACAGACATTAGTGGCTATCAGGAACGTGGGAAAGCTCACTATCACTCCTTCGCCGAATATCAACACGCGGCTCCACAAACTTCCCGACTGGCGAATTACTCAGCCCAATGAGGATGAGACACACTAACTGGATAAAATCCTTCCAGGTATCAGAAAGATGGATTAGACCGAGGTGCGTGATGATAATTGTTGAGACCAACGCCAACGTCGTAATGAGTGACTTCACCCGCACGATGAGCGACTGAATGATAACTGGATTTAAGGTCATATCTCACACAACTAAACAGCTGTATCAAACATAAAACCGCGTTGCGCTGTACGCTCAATAGCAAGATCCTGATAACTCAGGTCGATGCCGACCCATCGACGACTGAGACGTTCGGCAACTGCGCCCACCGTACCAGAGCCGATAAAGGGATCGAACACGAGGCCGCCAACCGGAGCGCCAGCGAGAATGCACGGTTCAACGAGCGCCTCGGGAAAAACTGCGAAGTGCGCGCCACGGTTGAACTCAGTATTGATCGTCCAAACACTGCGCTTGTTGCGCTTTCCAAATGTACCAAATGTACTGGATTCAACTCTCTGTCCTGTTGCGGCAATTCGCGCGGCTGTATTGTTGTATTCCCATGTGTTTAAACCACGCATCCGCTGTCTCGACCAGCCACTTGTTTCTGTCGTTGTTTCGGCAATCGCATCGCCATCGTAGTAATACCGTTCAGACTTCGCCATTAAGAATATATACTCATGACTCTTCGTCGGCCGATCCGTGACTGGCTCCGGCATACATGTAAGTTTCGCCCAAATAATGTCGGAACGAAGATACCAGCCATCAGTTTGTAACGCGAGGGCAACGCGCCAAGGCAGACCAACTAAATTTTTAGGCTTCAACTTGCCAACTTTGTCAATACAAGTTGCATAACAATCACCGAGATTCACCCACACAGTTCCATCATCACGGAGCACTCGCCAGATCTCACGAAAAGCATTAACCAATGCAGCGACATATACCTCTAATGTCGGCTCCATTCCAATTCCTGCCGCACCAAGTTCATAGTCTCTAAGCCCCCAATACGGAGGACTCGTTACAACAGTCTGCACACAACCATCACACAACGGGATCGCACGTGCGTCAGCTCGAAGAAGTGACATTAAGTTTACATCCCTATTGGATAATGATGGGATTCAGCACGATCAGTCCTCTGGCGGTCCGGCCACGATACCTTCAGTACAGCGACAGTTCGAAATTATGAAACCGTTCGCGACAATAACCCCGCTAATCGTGTTAAGATCATAGACATGTTCAAAATAGTCCCGATTCCGAACTTCGATCACTTCGTCTTGCGTTATAAAGCCGGCGAGCCGCTCTACAAGCTCGCGGCAGAAGCTGGCATCTCTCGCGTTAAAATGACGAGCCATTTCGAACAGCACGGCATCGAGATACGCGGTATATCCGATGCGGGACGTCTTCGTTGGCTGCGTGACGGGCCGCAAGCCTATAACGCTGGCAGGCTTGGTCAATCGAGCAGCCAGTTGCACAAGGAGCGCGTTGCGCAATCCAGAAACAAGAAGGTCGGAGGATTCGAGCACGAGACCCTCGCGCTGATCCTCAACTGTGGCCTCGACGCGATTCCCCAATTCGACATCGGCATATACAATGTCGATATCGCCATTCCCATACGCCGCGTCGCCGTGGAACTCGTCGCCAAACCGCTCGGCAACGACAAGTTTCCCAGTGAGTTTCAACGAATGAAAGACCTGCTCGATAGTGGTTGGTCCGTCCTGATTCTCTTGTGGAGAAAAGAAAACAGACACCGCAGGATAAAAGGACTCGGCAGATGGGTCACTACGTTCGATCCGCTCATTGTAAGAGAACAAATACTCGCCTTTCTCGACATCGTGAGCAGGAATGAATCCTCGAAGGGTTGCTACCGAGTGGTGCGGTGTGATGGTCAACGTTCGACCGCTGATCATTACGATTTCCCTGACTTGTCCCGCATATAACATCCGTGTGGCCGCAATCGTGTTACCCTCAACCAAAACACCAGCGACAATTGAGTTCGGATGGAGGGGCGGACCATTTTCACCATCACCGAGATACACTCCATCGAGATCCGCTTCCTGTCCGTCTAATTCTTCACATTTAGGACAAGCGTCATCCGTCGCGATCCAGACTCGTTTCTCATCCCCCGTCAGCAGACCCGCCTCTTCGGCTTGCGACCACGATTCGCGTTGCCCCTCATTCGCTGCCATCATGCACTCAGTGCGAGTGATCAACTCGGCGCGGCTTTCGTCTCCAACCAATTCAAGAATGTCATCATAGGCTTCACGCAAAGTCCCACTTTCAAACGCTGCCACAATCGCATCGGTAATATTCTGTCGAGTTGTTTCTGTAATCCCATCTATGAGTTCGGCTGTGTGCTCCTTGATCCATTCAAGAACATCGGGATTCGTCACATCGAATCGCATCGAGTAGAGATCATCATCAGCCGCAGCACGAAGGCCGCGCACTGAGCCGAGCCGTTTCAACCCAGCGTTCCCGCCAGCTTTCACCAGGTTGAGCAACAACTTCGGCAACTCACGCTGTAAGTATCGTTGTGTCGCAAACGCAGCAGGAGATATCGCCACCTGCGCGTCATGTATCGTGGTGGCTTTGCGAAGTGCAGCATGATCCACCGCAAAACGTCCTCGTGCAAAGGCCGCTCGAACAACAGCGCGAAACTTTGGAAAGAACTCCTCCGCGACAGTGTGGAGCTCATTCTCCCGCGACACAGCAGTGCGATGTGACACCTCATTTCTGATTCTGCGTCTGACCAGCCGCTCGAGGATTCTCGCTGCGGCTGCTGATTGGAGCGGAAAAGAAGGCACTTACGCCGCCTCCTGTAAGAACAGCCACTCATCATCATCAAGAAACAGATCGATGTCAGTCTTCATCAACACACTCGGTAGATTGACCACACTGAACTCACCACTCTGACACGCAAGGTATGCACATCGTGAGAGATCCGCCGCGTGCGGAACAGCATTAAACTCAGTTCCAGTACCGCGAAGTCTAAAAGCGGTCCTGAACACACCCGAAGAGATCTCAGCGACATCTACGCTAGACAATCCAGCGCGTAGAACCAAGGATCTCGTGAGAGAAATGGAATACCCTTGCGAGAAGAACGTTCCGCTCTGTGCAGTCAGCGTATACTGCGCGGCAAGCGGTTTCTTTCGTTCTCGTCGTGCTCGTCTTCCACCAACCGCCTGCACAACCGTCTGTTTAAACTGTGCGCCCTGCCCAACTTCGACAAAGATTCCACGCTCAGCATTCAGAATGCGGAACGCACCGAGGAACGCATCCTGTCCTAACTCAACAAAATTTCCAACGGCTGCAGAGAGTACCCGATCGAACAGTAGCGAAGCATCGATACCAATCTCGTTGAAAATCGCCCCAGTAGCAGAGAGAGAATAACCAGTTAACAGAGAAGCATCCGCACCAGTCTCGACATACGCAGCAGAAAGTCCAATCAGGTCACGATCAGCACGGAGCGAAACAGCAATCCCTGTTTCAATGAAATTCCCAACCAACCCAAACAGGCCCTCGCCTTCGAACAAACCAGCCGCACTCCCACTCTCGACATACACACCGAGTGCCGCTGAGAGGAGATGGCCTTCAAGTAGTGCTGCGACATTTCCTACTTCTACAAAAGCACCTGCTGCACACGTTAACGCGTAGCCCCGCAGGAACGCGGTATCAACACCAGTCTCGATGTAGGTTCCTGTCGCTGCAACCAGACGATGGCCTTCAAGGAGCGATGCAGCAGAACCAGTCTCTATGAGAGTGCCAGCAACGCTCGACAGCACGTAGCCAGTCAGAAGTGACGCGGCACTGCCTGTCTCCGTGTACGCACCAGTCGCCGCCGTAAGCAGATGGCCTTCGAGTAACGGAGCACTCGCACCGGTCTCTACAAAATTTCCAACAGCCGATACAAGAATGCTCGTTTTAGTGAGGACAATCGCGAGGCCAGTTTCTGTGAATGATCCTGTCGTGGCAGAGAGGTAGTAGCCCTTATTGAGATTCGCGATGTTGCCAGTCTCAACAAATGACCCAACAGAAGAAGCCAGAATGCTTGTCTTGAGGAGAGTGATTGCTAGACCAGATTCAACAAAGCTCCCAACAGCTGCCGTCAGTCGATGGCCTTCCAATAGTGGCGCGGCATTTCCAGTCTCAACAAAACTCCCAACAGCCGCCGTCAGGAGATGGCCTTCTAACAACGACGCAGCTATCCCTGTCTCGACAAAACTCCCGACTGCCGACGTGAGACGGTGCCCTTCGAGTAACGGTGCAGCATTGCCAACTTCGAGGAAACTACCAACAGAAGAGACAAGAATATTGGTTTTAAGCAGAGTCGTCGCGTTGCCGACTTCAACAAACGACCCCACAGAAGCAGAGAGATAACTACCCTTCAGCAGATTGGAGGAAGGACTCGCTTTGAGGAAGGAACCAACCGCAGCCGTCAGAAAATAGTTCGTCTCTAACGACCGCAGGTCGAGTAAGGACATCCCACCTACCGCGCAAACATCCCGAGTTCAAATTCAGGCGCTGGTGACGCCGTAGAACTCGGCATCCACATATGTCCCGTCAAACTCCAGCCTGGCGGAATAATGATCCCTGGTGAGTTACTCACACGATGACCAACAGCTGCGGCTTGCGCTGCTGTCAACCCTGCATTGGCCCCCACATCCGTCGAGCCGAAGACGATTTCGAGTTCATCTCCAGCGACGTTCAACCCACCCAGCGTGCCACGGCCCACCAAGCGCTTGGCGGATGATGATGCAGTGATCACACTCACCGTGGCTGAGTTCTGCACTTTAATCACCGGCGTGATCACGACAGATGCACCACCATTCGGATTCACCGGCGTGATCGTCAAGGTATTGTCAGTCGTAATCGCACGACTCACCGCGTCGAGAATCCACGCATAGTGAAACGCCGTCGCAGCCGTCGCAGCCGTCGTCGCAATCAACTTCAAGTAATCCATGTAGATCGACTTCGCGGCGGGATTACTCGTACTCTCCGGATTGAAAATGTAGAAGTTCGGAGCGGTGTCAGAGAACGCGGTTTGCGCCGCCACCCACGTCAAGCCGGTGGAAATAGTGGGATTCGTCGCGAGGATGTAAGTCCCCTCTTCGACAATACTATAACGTGTTGGCCCGTGAAGCACTTGCGCCACTTGTTCCGCATAGCGCGCAAGGCGAACCGGTTTATCAGCATCACGATCATCAACGAAGGCGGTTGGCAGTAAACGAGAAACAATCCCCTTCACAAGGGCTGATGGAGCAAGCATATCGTTCTCCTATCCGATAATGTCATCCCACATTGCACCGTCCAACGCCATCACCTGGAGTCCAGTCGCCCGCCCATACATCTGTCGAAGTGTCGTTAGCTCTCGTAGCAGTGAGCGCAACAAGTCGATTGTTTCATTCGCACCGAAATTTGTCGCACGTCCATCGAGATCAACAATTGAAACAACCTGCATCTGCACCGTCGCAATCGTTCCATCAGGTTGCAGAACATCAAGTTGCAGATTTCGAATTTTCTTGCCTGTCGAATCTGGAGCTACAGCGACATAAGATTCTTGTGCCATGACTACGCCAACGTCAACACACCGTTCGTTTGATCCAGATCCACCGTGAACGTCTCCCCGACCTGCAACGTAATCGACGATCCATAGTCCCACCAGCCAATGAGCGGCTTCGCTGGAGAAGTCGGGGTATCGTTGTACAGTGCCGCGTAGCGGAGTGGACCAATGGTCCCACCTGCCGCCGTCCATACGGCCGGGTCAGCCACCACCAGTTTATATGTGCCACTCGTCTGTGCGCCTGACGTGAACGCTGCCGTATTGCCACCAGCCGTATACCCATTGCCAGCGGCAATCTCCGTCAGATCCGCCTTCACGGCATTCGTCGCCACAGGTGCCGTATTAGTTAACATTACCTTCAACGTGTCAGCGTTCAGGTTGTGAACTTTCTTTGCAACGTCTTCGACGAACTGGTTGAATTTAGAAAATGAGGCCAATTTACACAACCCTTCTATCAGCCCAGATTCGGTTCATGAACTGAGATCTACAGCTCCTCTTCGATCACACCAGTTGGACGCATTCGCCCCTCAATCTCACTATAGGTAAACGTCTTCTTGACTCGACGGACGGCAGGAGGATTGACTATCACAGTTGGTGCTTCAACATCACGGAGATCTGGTACACGTGGCGCAATCTGCGCCTGATGATGCACACCAAGGATCTTATCAATCACCTCCACGTTATTTGAGGTAATCGCTGTCTCCAACACATGCAACAACTCATCTTCCTGTGCAGTACGTGGTTCATTCGCAGTCGTACCAGAGATCCGTTCTGGCGCCGCAATCGGCACCTGTTGCTCTGGTGTGAGTGGCTGATAGCCATACCACGTCTTCCGAATTTCATCAGGAGTAAAGATCGTCGTACCCTGCGTCTTGTTCGTCAGCGCCCACGCATTAGCACCATCGGCTTTATATGACTCCGTATCAGATTCGTCCGCCGGAGCCATGCTGTACCATTTATCCCGAATCTCCTCTGCCGTAAAGACTGTCATCTTTGCCGTGGAATTCACAGCAGCCCACTTCGTCGCTCCATCAGCCTTCTCCTGCTCAGTCAGTGTCTGAATATGCGGCCAGCGCACTTCATAGGCGAGTGGACCCTTACTCGGCGTGGGGAGATACCCATAAGCCACAAGCCGATCGACAAGCTGCCGAACGATATACGGCCCAGCGTAGCTGGTTTGTCGCCCATTGACTTGGTCCTTCCAATTGTCACGGTCCTGCGATGACGCCAACTCACCCATCTCAGAGCCAGTCAGAATGCGCTTGGGAATGGACTTCGCGCCAGCAATCTGCGTTAGGATCGCATCAGCCGGATTCGAAAAGTTCGCGACATCACTCCCAAGTACATCAACACTCACCCCACGTGTGCGTAACCACCGCGTCAAATGATGTCGATAGTCTTCTGCCTGCTCCTTCAGTTTCTCAATCGCGTCCTTGGTATCAGGCAACGACATATCTTTGTCAATATCAAGATGCAGTCCTTGATTCGCGCGCAACCAGAACGCCTCTGCTCCACCACCTGTTACTTTATCGAGGTCATCAAGCAGATTCCACACACGCTCAAGCGCTGGCTGCCCATATACCTCATCAGACAAACAATTCTCCGCAACATGCACAATGCGCGTCCAATGCACAGGACGTTGAAACGCCGGCGAGGAGAGATCAGTGCGTTTGAGTTGATATGTCTTCGGCAGACCAAACCGCACACTCTGTGTATCGGTATCGAACTCTTGGATCGTGCAATCCGCATCAATCGCCAACGCTCGACTGTTCGAATCGCCGCCAGGTCCACCACCCCCAAGAAACGGTACAAGGTAGAGCAGCTCTTTCCCACGTGGCATCTCAGTGCTTAAATCACCAGGCGCCCCAATCAGCAGCACGGCATACGTACTGAGTCCAGCCAGTTTATCAACACGCAAAAACTTTGAGATGACCTGATGCTTGGTATTGAGATCACACCATGCTTGTTCAAACGGTGTGCTGACCTTTGGATCGTCATCCTCAATGAGCTCCATATCCCCGCGCCATGTCGCATTCGGTAGCGCATCAACCACCCGTCCAGCAATCCCCCCACGTGCATAACGATCGCGATACTGCCGCGTCGTGATGACTCGGTCATAGCCAAGGACTTCATAGAGATCGCGTGCCCCTTTAAACGAGATCCCCGCCTGCCGCATGAACTGGAGACGCTCTAGGAGGATCGACGCCGCGGCCCGGATCTCGGCAGCTTGTGAAGTGGACTCAATCATGTGTCACTCACAAATAACTTTACCAATGGTGTAGAAAGTTACTAGCATTACCAGCTCTCTAGATACTAACGACAACATAGTACAGTGCGATCTTGAGAGTATTGGCGCTATTGCCTCCAGTGAAATCTCCCAAGACACCATTGTGAGCCGACACCGTGATCGGCGAATTGTCACACGGACCGCCGATGGGAACAATCTTACCGCTAACAATCCAACTTGCCGGGTCGACAATCAGTGGCGCTTCCTGCACCAAATTAAAAATGCCCAATTGCGTGAAGTTCACCGATGCAGTTGATCCCACACTCCCACACTGATCCTTGATTTCCAAGATCGCAGTCGAGTCGACATTCGCATAATCACCAGCCGTATGATCGAGTAGGATATAGCCAGCAATGAACAGAACTACCTTACCGACCACCTGTGCCGCAAGAATGGCCTGTGACATAGTCGGGAGGGCCTTGATCTGCGCATCGTTTAACGTGACAGTGGCCGATTGCAACAGACCACCGCCAACACTCCCAACTATATTAGACTCAGAGCCTTCCACTGTGTTTCGGCGTGTCTCATACAGCACGCCATCTCGATACACTTCCGAACCGAGCGGCGTCAATTTCACTCGTTCAATGGTCATGTCGCACTCTCATCTTCATCCCCCAAATGATCTAATGTCTTATGCGCTTCAACTCGTCTCGTCTCCAATACTTCTGCTCGATGCGCCATCTCACGGCTCAACTGCATCAGATCGTCATACAGCGAGGCTCGAGGAGTTGAAACAGGCATTTCTGGGTGTAACACACCAGCCACTTCTGTCAACAATCGCATGGCTCGTCGTTCTCTCGATTCAATTGGTCGACGCACAGAGCACAACACACACCGTTCCATCAGTACTACGAGTGGTTCTGGTACCCAATCGTGGTCGCATGAAGCAATCAGACGACATCCTGTGGCGTGAATACCATTGGCCCCTTGACAGAAGATGCACTGAGTAGACTCGGTCATCGTAGACTGCGTTCTCCGTAGAGCAACGCGAATGCAATAACTCCAGGGCAATAACTGCGCATCGTCAACTGTTGCTGATTGAGAGTACACAATCGTTGCGTGTGCTGTGTCTTTCTGCGATAATGCACACGACGTTTGCGGTTCCGCTCACGTCGCGCATTGTCCATCAAGAGATTTCGTTCGAATTGCAAACGGCTCATGACCCAACCACCGACCCATCCGCGACCCATGTAAACTCGCTGAGAGGGTAGTGCCCTTTACAATAGATGCAGAATGTGTGCGAGTAGAACTGCGGATCGCATGCAAAGGTTTCTGCAATCACTTTACTCATCATCGTAATCGCGCCGCAGGTACGGTGCTTGTACGTATCGCGATATGAGCGGACCCACTTCGACCGTTCTTTGAGAATCACATAGTCAGTGAGCATCCCGGTACGCGGATCGACGACCTGCTGCGCTCCTAGAGGTCGGCCGCTAGTAGTAGTCTCACGATTTCGATGGTCGATGCTCATAAGAAGCCGATATCCGACTTTTTCTTACAGCACGTTTCATTGCTGTGCCTCACGCCAGAACTGCATGTGCTCTCGACAATACCGCTTATAACCATTCGGTGTCGGCGTGCCGCTAGTCGTTCGATTCGGACAACGCGGAACAACCGGAGCATCACACCAGATCGGATTAGGCACGACATAGGGGTCGGTCCAACCAAGAACTTCAAATGCCTCTTCCAATGCTGACAATCCACCAGTGGTAAGTGCAGGATATCCATCTACAACGGTGTCATAGCCAAATTGGTAAACCATATCTTCCAATGCCGTTAGAATACACTCCACTTTTACCACGTCACAAAATCCGGCTCCTCCACATGATGCCGCAACCGCTCAATCGCATACCGCACCGCATCAATCACGTGGTTTTTCTTATCTTCCAAGATCGGCACGACCACACTCGTCAGCGGATCAGTCTTGTAGCTATACATCGTAAACTCATCAAGGGTATGGACACACCGCGGATGAATCACAATGTCATAACCCTGGAGAAAAATGACGCCTTCCTTGACACTATTTGGCCCTTTAATGGCCGGTGCAATACGCGGATAGCCGTGCCGCTGGAGATAGGAAATCGTCTCAGGCCGCGCACTGTCCGCTAGAATCTCCCACTGCCGAGCACTGCCGTGGACATATGGAGCGAGGCATGGACGCGGCGGCTCGCACTCACACACCAGCCGATCAAAGAGCGACGCCGTCTGGTCAATCTCGCACCCGATCTGATACACCTCGTGATCAATAAACAGCTTCTTGCGAGCGAGCGAATTGACTGCGAGTTCAGCTGCTGTTGGCTGTTGCTCAAAACAGCGAATCAGCACTGTCGGATCGGCGCTAAAACCCCAATCACCACCATGATAAAAGACGGTATCCTCAGGCACTTCAAACTCTTCGACAGTCCAATTCCGAAAGACACGCGAGTCGCTGTGCTTTTCGTACTCCCCGAGCCAAATATGCCCATATTTTTCAAAGTCATGCTGCCGATCCCACAGCATCTCCGTACGCAGTACATCAGGAAACCACGGATTATCGCGAAACGTCGTAGTCACCACAATCGAATTAGGTGGTGGTTGACCATTTCGAAAGAGCGCATCGACAGGATCTGACCGATAGCGTGGATTCCACGAAAACCAGAGTTCAGAATCCGGCACGCGAATCGTCGGACGGAGGAGTGTTAACGACCGCTGCGACAGTGCCTGTGCTTCTTCCACCCACGCGATGTCGTAACCCTCGAGAGACTTGATCGACTCAGCTGTGTGATTCTGCATCCCTTGAAAAATGATGATCCCATCACCAGGCGTCTCGATGTGCGTGTTCATAATGGTGAACTCACGCCCAAGGTCATTCGCCTGGATCTTGTCTTCCAGTAAGCGTTTAACGGATTGTTCAAGGCTTCGCTGGACTTCGCGGACACAGACAGCGCGGGTAGGACGGAGCAGGCACCGCTCCAACAAGAGCTCGGCAAAGACGTGCGACTTTCCAGAGCCTCGTCCGCCATACGCGCCTTTGTACCGACTCGGCTGTAAGAGAGGAGCAAACACGCTCGGAATCTGCCAGGTCAGCGTGCGCCCCACGTGCGGAACTCAGTGTGTCGTAACGGGTAACTCGTCTGACTTGTCAAGCTTGTCACGCGCATCGATAATGACCCGCTCGATGCGCGACACGGTCTCGATTGGCCCGCCATCTCGGCCCACCACTTCCACACGCTTCGGCGACGCCCCCCAGGCGTAATCCATGAGCCGGCAAATCACCGCAGCAGGAAGATCGCCCAACACGATTCCATTCGTGATATAGGCCCGAAACTCTGGTGATTGAAGAACACGCAAACAGAAGGCACGTGCGTCAATTTCATCACATGGAGAGGATGGCTGAGTAGGAGAGGAAGAAGGTAGAGCTGGAGAGGAAGGATGCAGTTGATCGTAGAGTGAGGACATGACGCGGTCCTATAGAACACGCTTTGCGACGTAAAGTAAAGTCGAGTGAAATCTCATACTCCTTTCTCACGTAAAGTCAAGCGAAATATTAGTTAAAAGAATCTTCCTAAAAGAACGGTAACAACAGTAACGCGCAAAAGAACGGTAACGAGGGGAACGGCAAAAGTAACGCGAAACTTCCTATAGGATCCCTTAGTTACCTTAGTTACTCTTATTTTAAGAGAGAGGATTACAAATTGAAATCGCGTGTTTGCGCCTGAACGCTATATATTCCTAGAGGTCCTAGGAAATACCGGTAACGAACGGGAACGGTAGCTTTCGGTAACGGCCGTGTCTTGGCCGTGTCTCGGCCGCGCCGAGAGCCGAAGGAAACACAAAAGTGCAGGATTCAATCCACTCACAGTAGTCGTTCAGCCTCCACAGTTGCAAGCACCTCTCTCAGATGTACGACCTTTATCTCCATTTCTTGCGTCCAACTGCGAATTTTCTCTGGATCATTTTGAAAAGCCAGAGAGTACCATCGTTTAATAGTTGACGTTTTCGTGTAGAACTGAAAGAGATTTCTCTCGAGGCGCGATTTTTCTTGATGGCATTTCATACACAACCACTGTAAATTGTTTTTATGCTGATTGCCGCCTATACTTCTTGGAACGCGGTGATCGCGTTGGATAAATTCTCGTGTGAATTCTTGTCGGCAGGCATGACATGCTGTAATTTCTTTCTTCGCTTTTTCTTGTACCTGTTCTTTTGCTTCTTCTCTTCTGAGTTCAACTTCTTCTTGCGCCTCTTCTCTGAATCTCTCATCTCTTAATCTTCGTTGTTTCGCTTGTTCAAGCCAAGGCGCATCAATTCTCATCCTCTCCGCTTCTGCCTCGGCCGCTTCTGGATGTAACGTTTCGTAGAGTGTCTTCACCATTGTTCTCTCCTTCAAAATTCAGCGTGTGGTCACTCTCACCCGATACATAACCGACTTGTGTTTTCTCTCCAACTCGGATACGTGTTCGTGTATAGCCGAGTCGCTGCATGATTTCCGACAGACGTAACGCACCGACACGATCACGGCGACTCATTTCAACTCCGAGTGCATTCCATAGGAGGTCCGTCACAATCGATCGTCGCCCGGTAGATGATGGTTGAATGTTTTCAAGAGTCTCAATGATCGGACTTTCCCAGGCATCGATCTCTCTCCGATGATCTTGTTCAGCTCCAGCATCCCCCCAAAGCGACTCAGGCAACCGAATGGAGACTCCACTCGCTTCCCGCTGTGCGGCTTCAGCCCAGAGTTGATCACGATCGCGGAGAATCAATTCGACATTGAACCCTCTGACCGCAACGGGCCAGAAGCGTCGAGCACCAGTTGGGTCTGCGAGGTAGCTGGAGGAATTGGTTGTGCCAATGATGATGAATTGGCGAGGGCGCTCGACTGGAACGCGCGCATACGCCATGCGTGCTGGGCCATCAATCTGTCGAGAGAGCATCGACTTAAGATGATCGCGATCTGCTTTTCGACCTCCTACTAGATCACTCGCTTCGATGATCCACTTACCCAACGTTCGTTCGATGATCTGCTTGGCGTCAACATTGAGTGGCAGATCATCTGAGAACCACTCATCATGAAGGCAAAGAGCACGTAACGCAGACGACTTGTTCAATCCCTGCTCGCTTTCGAGTACGAGCATTTCGTCATATTTGCAGCCAGGTTGCCTGACACGCCGAACAGCGGCTATCAAAACAATCGATGAGATCGCTTGGAGATAGTCGCTATCTTTCGCACCGCCATACATCTCTAGCCAGTAGTCTATTCTTGGTATACTATCCCACGTCAACGTTGAGAGATAATCAAGTACCGGATGGAAACTGCGCTCCTTGGCGATATGCCGTAACACGGTATAGAAGAATGTCTGTGTCGGACGGAATCGAAAATCTCGATCAATTCGTAGCCAGATGTCATCCATCGTCGTATCATCTAAAATGCGTTGATGTCCATTTTCATCAAAGAGGAGCTTCTCAGAAAAAGCTTGATAGGCGAGATCGATATCAAGGAGGCGAACCGCTCGTTGGATATTCTCTTGGTTGTCCTTCAAAATTTTTCCATCTTGCCCGTAGATAAAGTCACTTTCACGTCCAAGCCACTCGTTAATCCGCGCGAGAATTGCTCGGCCATTTTTACCAAGTATTTTCGCGAGAACGGGGCCACCTTTAATTTTCTTCTTGGGGTCCAGTAATCCCGTGACCGTTGTACTAATCACTGTTTTAACATCTACCACTTCGATATTATTCGTCACCTCTGACATGACCTCACCCATTTTCACGAGATCCTCAGCAGCAATACCAGCTCGAAGAAGAAAGCCAGCCCACGCGAGGCGCGGTTCATGTCCAAATCCGTTCCGACCTAAGTGCTTCGCGAGGAGCATTCCAATCGCCGCGAGGCATAGCTGCTGTCGAAATGTTGTTGGAGAATCGAAAAATGCTGGCGGGCCAAAACTCACAAATGTGAGAGGTTCTTGCTGTCCGTTCTTCGACCATGTCGAGGGTGGAACCATTGTTTGAAATCCGAGCGACCCATCACTTTTCGTCCCTCGAAGTTCAATTAGACAGGTTCGATCGATATCTTCATAACGTGCTGATGGTAGTGCTTCTGGTAAGAGGTAGAAACAATGACTCACTGGTTTACTGTAGTGTCCATAGTAGAATCCTGTTGGTGGCAGAAATTTTTGTGCGATCGCACTTCCATGCGACCAATCAATATCAACATCGTGAAGAAATCTTCCTGGAGTCACTTCGGTACCAGTCAGTAATCCAACACGCCAGCCGTCGCTATAATCGTTGATGGTATAGGTTCGTTGCGTCCAATCCTTTTCTTTGGGGCCTTTCTCGTCGCCGACGGTGGGCCAGAAGATCGGGCGGAAATTCGCGGCGAAATACCACTCGACAATTTCGTGTGCGGTCGGCATAGACGAGCCTCGATGATGTCGGAAGTAGTGAAAAGGCGAGCAACAGGCGGGAACGAGAGTGGATCGATTGGGGCACGGGTCGCTTATCCTTCCGTGCGGCGACGAAACGGCGGGAGCTCTTACGTCTGGGATAAGCAAACGGAAGACAGTAGGCCAGGACCGGTGGCGCCCCCGCCGGCAGGGAGTATAGGGAACCGGCGCGAGAAAGGCAAGAGTCGGCTAAGTTGTTGATTTAAGAGAACTTAGCGGATATTTTGCAGATGCCAGAAAATAACGCTTTACTTTTGTTTTAAGCGATGGTACGCTCTCAGCATGGCACTCAACAACGTCATCCGGAACAGCGACGATCCCTCTCCACGCCGTACGCTCACGCTTGCGATGCTCTTTGCTGAAGCGATTGCTACCATCTCAAAAACCAATTCGCTCGGCGGTGTTCCTGCTGGACATCTCTATGCAATGTCTGCGATGCCAGCTGGCATCTCGCTTGCCGAATTCGATGCGGCAATTGCTGTACTAGTGCACACTCGCTATGTTTCACGAAAATCGGACCTGTTGACATGGATCGGTCCGACGCAGTGACATACGTGAAACTCGTGCATCTGCAAGTTGTGCTGGTGCTGAGTATCGTGCTCACACTTGCATTCGTCGCACATCGCGCTGTGACACACTTTATGCTCACAGTGCCGTTAACACTATGACATATCTCGAACGGCATGCCACGATGCTGGTGATGCACTATCGCGAGGGTCGTGGTCATGCGATCATGCTCGCTAGCATCTTATGGATCGCAGCCGTCGTGCTTGTCCTCTGGCGATCCGGTGACCGCGACATGCTGGGTCATTTAAAGGGCGCAGATTTCGTCCACTTTTACACCCTCGGGCATGTCGGATTATCGCATGACACTGCACTACTCTACGACACGCAGGCATTGCATAATCGACAAGTCGAGTTGGTACCAGACTCGGCGTTTGTTGGCTTCATTCCGGTGTATCCCCCCCAAACGGCGCTACTCTTCGCGCCATTTGCGCGATTGCCCTATTGCACAGCAGCGCTGGTATGGGCGCTTGTTTCGACAGTCGTCTACGTGCTCGTAATCTGGACTGCTTGGCTATCAGTTGCCGACGCGATTCCTGATCGTATCTTCGTCATTGCAGCAGCCGCTGGGTTTCCACCCTTCTGGAATCTTATCCTGCACGGTCAGACGACTGTGTGGCCACTCGCGGCATTCTGGCTCGGTTGGATGGCCTTGGAGCGTAGTCGTCCGTTTGTCGCCGGACTTGCGCTAGGGTTATTGGCGATCAAACCACCTTTGACGTTAGCGATTGCTGTTGTGATCCTCGCATGCAGTGAATGGCCCATCTTGATAGGTGCGCTCACGTCGGTTGCTGTGCAGAGTATTGCTGCCACCATTGTTCTAGGATCATCTGTCTGGCCAGCATACATTGAGACTCTGATGCGACTACCTGATCTCTCACACCTGCTTGAACCGAAGCCGTATCAACTTCACTCTCTGCGTGCTGTGGCGAATGTGCTGCCAACACCGTTCTCGACTGGGATCTGGCTCATTGCGAGTGCGTTCGTCCTTTGGCAAACGATTCGTGTCTGGCGATCAGCGGTGCCTGTTGCGGTGCGTATAGGCATTGTCGTGATTGCAACTGTCCTCGTCAGTCCACACCTCACCGTGTACGATGCCACCATTCTGGCATTGCCGATCGTCTGGCTTGGTGGGTGGATTATGCAGGAACGGCAGGAGGACCTCGCGCGAATCTTCTGGCCTGCTGTGTATTGGCTGTTTGTCGCGCTGCTCGTGCCAACGGCCCTGTTGATTCGAGTCCAGATTTCAGTGCTGTTGCTTGGATGGCTCTTCGTCCGCATGACAACAGCGATCGTTTCCATTCCCTCAATGACCCTTCTGCCAGCGGAGCGATTTACTTGGAAGGCGAAATTGAAGTAGAGTGCTCGGGCATGGCGTACAAAGCGATTGGCGTCGGACCGATCATGCCGGCAGGTCACGCAATCCCTCTTGGCACACCGCTGCGTCGAAAAGCCACCGCGATCCAATCCCTGCGAGCCAGCAGTATCAGGCACCGCCGACACGCCAACATCGTGGCGTCGTCTCCTCATACCCCTCCCCTGTCGAAAGGAGTCTCTATGCCACTCACGCTCTCTCGTTCCACGCGCACTAGGAAGTCCAAGGCCATCATCTTCACCACACCGACCATCAGGGGCAACATCCGGTTTCCGCCATCCGCGTTCGACACAGTGCCAGACACCTTAACCCTCGAAGGGGAGGGATTCGCGACGCACCACGCGAAGGGGGCACGTGCCGCACTGTCGACATTGACGCCGGCAGAGAGGGCGGCAAAGGCGCAGCAGCAGGCTGATCGAGCCATGGCACGGGCTCGACGGTTTGCGCAATTGGCTGCGGAAGCGGCTGCAACGACATCCACAGAAACGGCGACCGTCTAGACAGTCGTCGTGTGCCGCACGGGGGCCGGAGGGGCTGCAGACTTCCGGCCGTCGTGTGTCCAACACGCAGAACGGCTCCAGGAACGACGATCGTCGCTCCCGCCTTGTACCTCTCCCCGCGCTCGTTCGTCTTGCTAGTGAGGCGCCAGACACACGAGCGATGCCGAGAATGGCATCTTGAGCGAAGTGCGTGCATGTCCGCCTCGCGTGGCGGAACTCCCCTCTTTCACTGTCTTTTCCCCTCCGTACAGTCTCTTTAAAAGGAAACTTTACTTTTCTTTATCTCTGAGTTATCGTGAAGCTGGACTTGCGCTTGCTCTCGGTGTGTCTGAGTTGTCTCAATGGACTTACAGCCCTCGCTTTACGATACGCTCCAGCACATCGCGCCAACTCCACGTTCAACGTGGGAACCTGATATTCCGCCGTCGCTCGATGGCATTCACGAGATCACCCTGAACTGTGAAACGACAGGGTTGCGCTGGTTTGATCATGATCGGCCAATTGCGCTCTCGCTGGGATTGCTTGGTGGCCGAAGCTTCTATTTGCCGTGGGGGCATCGTGGAGGTGGCAATCTCAGTGAAGAGACGGTGAAGCGTTGGGCGCAGCGAGAGCTCCGCGGGAAGTTGATTACCAATATCAACACCCGCTTTGATGTCCATATGCTGCGCGTCTGGGGTATCGATCTCGAAGCGCAAGGCAACGAGGTGTCCGATGTGAGTCATTACGCGGCACTTCTCGACGATCACCGTCAACATCTCAGTCTTGATGCACTCATCGAAGACTATTTTCACGAAACGCCCATTCCGCGACTCGATGAATCGCGCATGGCAGATTACCATGCAAGCGAGGCGGCGCCACGTGCTCAATACAACGTCACGGCCGTGAACTGCCTCAAGCGTGTGATGTGGCCGCTTTTGGATGCCCAAGATCTTCAACGAGTGAGAACTCTCGAAGACAAAGTCATTTATGTTGTGTGCGAGATGGAGAAAAATGGATCACCCATTGACGTGGAACTGCTTGAGAGAATGATTCAGGAGTCACAAAAGCAACTTGAAACATATCTCTTACAGATTGCTCACGAAGTAGGATTCTCTGTCAATCCCGATTCACCCATTGATCAGGAGCGCGTCTTCCGCCAATTAAATATCCCTCTTGAACAAACCTCGACAGGCCGTGCGAGTTTTACCGATACCGTGCTGCAGCATATCGATCATCCCACGATTCAGCTCATGCGACGTGCAGGAAAACTGGCGAGTCTCCGCAGTAAATTCTTGATCGCTACACGCGACGCGATGGGATCAGACAGTATGCTCCGCTATGCTCTGCATCAATTACGCGCGACCAGAGACGATATGGGCGAAGCTGGGACGGTGACAGGCAGGTTCTCTTCGACGGCGATCGTGCTAGGTGTGGGATGCAATATTCAGCAACGGATGAAAGCGACGAAACAACGGGCGTCGTTTGGGTACGATGAATACGACGCATCTCACGACGACGAGATCTTTCTTGTGCGCACACTCCATATTCCGAAGAGTGGATTCCTATTCACAAGTGATATGGATCAGGCGCAATATCGGATCTTTGCGCATTATGTGAATAATCCACAGGTGGTTGAGGCCTATCAACACGATCCTTCATTAAGTTTTCATACGTTCATGCAGGACCGCTTGAAACCGCATGTGACGTTAACGTATGGCGCGCAGAAAAATCTGAACTTCGCGATCCTATTCGGTGCAGGACTCGCGAAAATGGCTCTTATGCTCGGCCATATTACGGCGGCTGAGTTTCAACAGATTCGCCAGACGAAGAATTACTACAATCATCCGAAACTCGCCCAAACACGTGAAGTGAAGCGCATCTATGATCGGGAGATCCCAGAAGTGCCGCTTTTGCTGGCACGTGCGGCCCATCTCGCGAAACCAACCTGTGACGACCGGTGTCACCATGGTGATCTGCTTCATCGTACCTTTGAACATAAAGGATATGTCCGCACCCTGCTTGGTCGCCGGATGCGCTTTCCGACTGGCGAGCGCCTTCACAAAGCCTTCAATAGTATTGACCAAGGTACCGAAGCTGATGTGATGAAACAAAAGTTGGTTGAATTGCATGAAGCGAGACATCAAACGGGATTGGTGCTGCGCATTACGAACCATGACGAGGTGGTTGGTGATATTCCCGATCGAGAACACGCAAATCTGGTGCATGAACTATTGAATCGGCAGAGTGTCCCGTTGCGCGTGCCGCTCACATGGACCACGACGATTGGACCGAACTGGGCTGATACCACATGAAACAGGAATCGTCCCTCAAATCTGCGCTCATGGCGACCATCAAGCGAGAACTCCACAACTTTGTGGTGTTCAGGCATGAAGATGTGCGGACGAATGGGATTCCCGATCTCAGTTGTACCGGCTATGGAAAGACTTCGTGGTGGGAAGTGAAACACGCGACGCCAAAATTTAGCAGTACCGGCATCCAACATCTCACGATGCAACGATTAGCCGCCGCAGGAATCGCGTATTACATCCTCTATTACGAACTGAAAGGGAACAAACGCACACTTATTGTCCACCCGCGGCATCTCACCGAGTTACAGCCAGATACCGCGTGTACAGGATTCGATCATCAGTTAGTGACAGACTTTATCAAGACGGTGCACTCCCATGAAAGCCACTCGCAGAGCGCGTATCGAGCGTAATTTGACCATCGGGAAACTCTACACGGAAGGCGTGACACAAGACGTGCTCGCCCAGCAATTCAAGCTGACCAAAGCCAGCATTGGGCAGATCTTGGCACAGCTCGGGATTAAGAAAACCGATCGGCTCACAGCGCCATCGCAGCGAACGGTGTTTACTGGGGTGCACCTTGCGCAGTCGGTGAAACGTGCGCTCAGGCATGAAGCGAAGCGGGAAGCGATTTCGATGTCGGCGTTTATTTCGGCGGCCATTATTGCGGAATTGACGCGACGGAATGTGACGATATGAAACCGCAGAGAGTTCACATCAGCGTTCAGCTTGATCCGAAGTTACTGAAAGCCGCCTCGCATCGAGCTGTTGATCTAGGTATAACACGTACTGAATTGATCAATCGCGCGGTGGAAATGTTCTTGTACGGCTGCGATCGTACTCCTGTATCGACCGAGATGACATACACTGGCGCCGAAGATGAAGACTGATATGAAACCGCTGATCCTCACGCGCACCGGACGACACATCGATCTCCTGCATTTTCGCGCGGAGGATCTCGACATTCAAGATATCGCCCACGCCCTCTATTTCGGCGGCCATCATTGCTGAACTCACACGGCGGAATGTGACAATATGACTGATCTTTTTGTAGATGTGGAGCGGGAATGAGATTGACGCAAGATCTCTTTGACGCGCGGCTCGTTGAAGTTTTGAAGAAGGAATCAGAACAGCCTCTACAGACGTGGTGGCTTTCCTTCGCGGATACGACACGGCCCAAGGGTGAACAGTTTATCGGCGTTATTGTCGTGGATCAGTGTCGCGGCCTCGTCGGCGCACGGTTGCACTTAAAACACCTTGATGTTCCGAGTCCGTCTGGCGAAATACGTGGATTCGGATTCGATCCGACAATGGGTCCAGCCGATCAGGTGGCAGCTATCGCACGGCTCCCGCGCAGCACACTATTGAGCAAGACCCAGTTGGAAACGGCTGGTATAGTGATAGGGACATGAAACCACTGATCCTCACGCGCACTGGACGACATATCGATCTCCTGCACTTTTGCGCAGAGGATATCGACATTCAAGATATTGCGCACGCCCTCGCCTGTTGTAATCGATTCGCCGGTCAGTGTCATCGGCCGATGAGTGTGGCGCAGCACTCCGTCTATGTGTCGCGGTTATGCCAGAAGAAATTTGCTCTACAGGGACTTCTGCACGATGCCAGCGAAACGTATCTCGGCGATCTGCTGAAATGGCTGAAAGCCCTCCCAGAGTTGAAGGCTTATCGGACGATTGAATGTAACATTCAGCGCACGATTTTTCATCACTTCCATTGCCCACTGACACTCCATGCTTCAGTCAAGCACGCTGATCGGTTGATGGTGTACTTCGAAGGTGAGCAAGGATTTGGTCGGTTCGCGTGGGAGAACTGGCTGCTGTCACTGCCTTCGCACTACTATCATGAACTCTCTGCACGAGAACGAAAGCGAATTGGTCCGAAAACGTGGTGGTCGTGGCAAGAAGCAGAAGAGATCTTTTTAGCAGAATTTCGGAAATTATATGATTAGGACCGTGCTGTTCACCATTGGACCGTGGACGGTTGAAACAGCGACGAAGTACAGTCGAGGGGTTTTCGCAGGACAGCAGCAGTCTCTTATCGCCACGGCTCACGGAGACGCGAGAATGAATCTACCTGCTGAACTCGATGCGAATGCCGCACTGATCGCGGCAGCTCCTGATTTGTATATCGCTCTCACGAATGCGCTCGACTATCTACACGACATCCTCGGCCAGTGCGAAGAGGACTGCACATGCATGAAGCACGCTCTCGAAGCTGCTATCGCTAAGGCTGAAGGCCATCGCACAGATCAGTCATGATAGAGATTGATCTGTCACAATGTCGTGTAAAACCGTTTGTTCACCAAGTGACTGGCATTAAATCACTTGTTGAACACCCAGTGTTCTTTCTTGCTGACGAGATGGGCGCTGGAAAATCTCTTCAAGCCATCGTCGCCGCACAGATCCTCTTTCTCCACGGTATCATTGAGAACGTCATCGTTATTGCTCCGGCCTCTGTTCGTGGCGTGTGGTTCGATCCAGAACTTGGTGAACTCAAGAAGCATCTCTTTCCTGATATTCACGCAGTCATTCAGGAATATCACGCGCGGACACACGGTTGGGAACAACCAGGTGAAGGAAAACCGTTTCATTGGCTCATTACGAATTTTGAGTTCATCCGCGCATCATCTCGTTTAGACAAACTTCTTCTCTTTTGTACATCCAAGACACTCCTCATTCTCGATGAATCCTCCGCGATCAAAAATCCCAAAGCCGAACAGACCAAAGCCTGCCTTCAATTGCGGAGGCTCTGCGGGCGTGTGGTGCTACTGAATGGGACACCCATCGCGAATAGTCCGATGGATATGTTCTCACAAGGACTAGTGATGGACCCGCGGATCGTTGGGTTGCGGTCGTGGTTTCAGTATCGCTCGAAATACGCCATCATGGGCGGGTGGCAACAGAAACAGATCGTTGGCTGGCAGAACCTTGATGATCTGCAACGGCGATTCAAGCCGTATGTCCTGCGCCGGCTCAAACGCGACTGTTTAGATCTTCCACCAACTATGCCACCTGTGACACTCTCTGTTCCACTCTCTGAAACGACGTGGAAGGTCTACAAAATGATGCGCGATGAGATGGTGGTGTGGCTTTCGGAATCGACCGTCGCCGTCACACAGCAAGCCGTCGTCAAGAGTCTCCGACTCGCACAGATCACAAGTGGATTTATCGGGGGGTTGGAAAGTCCAAATGACGAGCCGTTGATCGAACCAGGATTGCTCGAAAGTCTCGACCTGCCGCAATCGAAGGGGATGCCTGTTCATATCAATCGCTCTGTGATTCCACAACCAGCCATTCAAGAGTTGAGTCGCGAAAAATTGGATTTCGTGTTGAAGTGGTTCCGCGATCGGCTCATTGAAGATCCCAATCTCAAGCTGCTGGTCTGGTGCCGATTCCGGTTTGAGTTGTCGCGCATGATCGCCGCAGTTGCGTCAAACAACGGCTTGGCGATTGGGCACATCTTTGGTGGACAGACGAAAGCCGAGCGAGACACCGCGTTGCGATTGCTTGATCCGCGGACCGCACCGAGGGGGCCGGTGTTTTTTGCTGGTACGTATGGAACGGGAAGCCTCGGACTGAATCTCTCGGCGTGTCATACCGTGGTGAACATGAGTTATGATTATTCGCTGTTCAAAGCCCTGCAAGCCGCAGCGCGTGTGGATCGTCCTGGTCAAGTGCATGCAGTGAGTTACTTTGATATCGTGGCGACAGGTCCACAAGGGCAGAAGACACTGGACCACGCCATTATCAAAGCGAAGCGGCAGAAAGAAGATGTGTCGGTGTGGACGACGAAAGCGTGGATCAAAGCACTGACGGAGGAATAAATGACCATGAGCACGACCTTACTTCTCATCTCTCTCCTCCTCGCACTACTGAATGATGTTCGACCGCTCTCACTCGCGCAGGTGTGCGGCACGCAGTGGTCTGTTGAATGCATTGGAATAACGTATGATATCAATCTCAGCGATTCATTGGATTGCGGGATTTCTGGAGGGCGAAGGCTGCTTCAGGTGGCAGGCGAATGGTCGTGGGCGAGGTGGCAGAGTTCACGTCAGTGCGAGTCAAGTGCAACGGGAGCCACTCGAACGGCTTGCACGGTATCTCGGTGGCAATGTTCTCATTCAACGACCAGGCTGTGCCAAGTGGCAGACCTGTTATGCCTGGAATCTTGGCAGAGCTCAGGCCGTTGGCTTGATGATGACAATCTACCGCTTAATGTCGCCCCGGAGACGCGAACAGATCCTGTCCACACTAACAGCCTGGCGCAAAGCGCCAGGCCATGGATGGGAGTTACGCGAGCGGTTTCATTGCCCCTACGGACATCCCTACACCAAGACGATCACGACCAAGACGTGTACACAGCGGATCTGTCAGGTATGCAGGCGAGACGATCAGCGACGATTTCGGGCCAAACAGCGGGTTCAACAAGGGCAACCACTGACCCCACTCGACATCGAAACGATCAAGCGCTTCAAGACGTGAGGCCAGGCATCAATCTGACAACTGTTTGTACGACTAAGTGGGGACGCGACACGCGGCACGTCACACTCGCGATGCGCCATGCGGTCTTCATCCGCGACAAAGTTCTCTGGGCGGAACACACAAAACTGATTATTGATCATCGCGTGCCGCGAGAACTTGGCGGAGCTGATACGCTTTCTAATCTCTGGGTGCAATCGCGAGCGGAGGCGCGTCTCAAAGATCGTGAAGAAAATCGTCTTCATCGTGCTGTCTGTGCAGGGACAATACTCCTTTCAGAGGCACAGGAACGCATGCGCCAGTGGAAGACGGCAGAACAACCAAAGTGATCGCGGTCGCAGTTTACTTAAGTTCTGTGTCACATTCCACTTCTTCAGGCCGACGCCTCGATTTCCTCTTCCACGTGTGCGGCACTTTCGGACCGCGCTCGATGTAATCCTCATCGCCATTAAATTGCGCGATCAAGGCGCTGACGGAAGAGTAGAATGAATCAATCGAACAACAACTTCTGGACTGTTTCAACTTCAAACTGCTGAAACTGAGGTGGTGGGTTCACATGCGCCCAGGAAATCACGCCATGACAACCACATGCGCATGTCCACTGAAATTCGTACAGCGTTCGTTGTGTCACCACGGCAAGATGCCCACAGTCACACAAGTAGCGATCAGATTGCACGCAGTCATTCTTCATATGAGTCATCATCGCACGTAATAAAACTTAATGCACACGAGTACGTGTTCCTGTTGGCGAAGGGACAGTCACGCAGCCGGTCGATTGCGTTCCTTGACTTGCAGCCAGAGCGCCTCCATTTCAGTCAGTACTTGGTTGGTGCCGTGGCAGAGCGGCTCGGCCGTCGTTGGGTAAGCACCGATCTGAGTTATCAGGATCTTGCCGCTGAACGCACCGCGCAACGCGGTTTTAAGTGGTGAGCCGACAACCAGGCACCGTGAGGCAATTCAGGCCTTAGCTATAACTTGTTGATTATCAAGGATTTACAGTCTTTAAAAATTCACTTTACTTTCGTTTGTCGGTTCAGTAGACTCTGGGTGTCCGATCGCGTCATACATCGCGACGGTCTCGAAAGGTCCAACAGATGACCACCGAGCAGCTCGACAGGAACTCCGCTGACACTCCCATCCAAACCTATCGCGTCCTCGCTGTCCAATTCGAACCTGTCCACATTGAGACCGTGCGGGCTTACGAAGCCACCGCACTCGGCGAAGCGTTGCTGATGGCAGAACGCGACGATGCCGGACAGGGAGGGTCTGCGATCACCTACGGCGTGCTACCGGAGTACTTCGCGATAGCGCGTGCTGAGGGAATTGAATTCAATGAGGCAGATGGCTTGCTCGTGTGATCCCAAGTGAATACGCTCTATTCAATTTACCGTGAGGTGCCTATGCGTATTTTAGTTGTCGATCAGTTCTGCGGTCTTTCTCCATACTGGCTCCAACAGCACCCAACAAATTTCGAGCAACTCGCGAAGGAAGTGCTCAGCGAACGTGTAGCTTCGATCGGTAGGAAAACACCGCAACTGCTCGAGGTGGACGAATCCTACTCTCCGCCGTGGTGCACGACGATTTTCCGTGCCGACGCAGACGGCATGGCCGAGGTGTGGAAATATCGGTGGGACAGCTCAGGTTAGAAATTCACCAAACGTGACCCGAAAGGAACTGTTTATCATGAGGTATCGTGGCTTTGTGGACTTTCGGACCATTCAGCGGCGCATGGATGCCAAGGACGCGCACATCAATAGAACTCTGCTGGCGGCAACAGCGCAGCGTACCGCTCTCCCTGTGCCTGTCAAGCCGCACCTGACGGCTCGCGAAGTAGCTGCCGGTCTGGTCCTTCTTGCTCGTGGCTGGTCCAGTGCCCGCGTCTTGGCATCCCTGCTCGCGCAACGCGCATTGTTGATCGCGCTCAGGAGGTGCCGCTAATGGCCTCTGTCAACATCCACCAAGGCACTAACGATCCTATCACCGTGACGATCAACGGGCACGGACTTCAACAGGGCGCTTGGATTACTATGAGATTCGGTGACGACATCATGATCTATTTGCGCGGCACGGATGCCGAGGCTGCTGTGACGGCACGTATGCTCGCCGCTGCCCTTACCACTGCCGCCAATCAACTTGATGCGCAACTCACGTTACCAATCGGTCCGGCATGACCAATTCATATATCGAGAACTTGCTCCGTGACGCCGCAGAAATATTCGTACATCAAGCGCTAGAACTTCGCTCGGTTACTGACCACGTACTGATGGTGGCTTTAGTCGTGTCACAGCGCGGTGATATCCACGTTGTTGGCATTCCTGATTCTCGCTCCCGTGTTGACGCATTGCGCACGATCTGTCAACGACAGCACGGCGTCGGATTTACGCTCGTTGGCGATGGCTATCTTCGTCTATTTGATAGTACAAAAATCCATCAGTCTTGCCATGGACGCGGTTGTGATGAATGCCGTCACACTGGGCATCTTCACCGCGGATCACAAGAAGCCATCTTTTCGAATGTCCGCACGAAATGGGGATATTCCGAAACAATCTATTATCCCTATCGTATTCAAGAACAGCGGTGCTCAGCACTAGAACCAGTGACACTTCCCATGAAGGATGGCCTCGATGTCTATGGAGAGGTCTGGCCGGAACAGAGAGCGGTGAACTAACATGGCTTTTACCTCAAAACAAGATGCGTTGACAGTAGCAAGAGAAGCTGAGGGAATGATTGAAGAAATTCGCGACTACTTCGATTCATTTAGAAATTGAGCGGATGAGGCAATTACAAGACAACTGATGGTAGCAATTAGCTCTCTTAGAGAAGCCGCGAAAATCTATCATCGAGAAATTTCTAGAACGAAACACGTAGCCCAGAAAGACTAACATGGCCAAACGCAAATACGCCGGCGTCATCGACACTCTGCCCAAATTCCAAGTCGTCGAACCAGAACGACGCGATCTAGTGGAATCGCTAAAACAGGACATCCTCAAGCCACCATCACGAGACACCTCGCATGATGCCAAGCACGTCGAACAGTTGCTGACAGACCTCGGCAGCACGATGCGATCGCTCTACAACATCGAGCTCTCCGCAACTGGTGGTAAACACTGGGCGTCAGAATTCGCGCGTGTCTATGCGGAAATCCGCAAGATTCTGGAGTATCAGGAGCAATGGGCCAAAACATTCGGGCTGTTGCTTGAAACTTACGTCGCATTGATGACTGAACACTTCGAAGAAGAAGGAATTTCTAATTTGCGACTGGCCACCGGTCAACTCATTTCGATCTACGCTGAACCCTACGCACAGGTGCTCGATAAAGAAGCGTTTCGTCTGTGGTGTATGCAGCACGGGATGGAGCGATCGATGGTCCTGCCGTGGCAGACGACGAATGCGATGGTCAAGGATCTGTTGCTGCAAGGCGAGGCAGAGCCGCCAGGCGTGACGTGCTACGCGAAAACCAAAATTGTATTGAGGAATGAGTAAATGATGAGGCCTTCATGTCTTTCAAAGACCGTTCGATGAAAAAGGCTCTCTCCCTGAAACAGCACGTCTCGAGTAATCGAGAATCTCAGAAGAACCTGCAGACTTCTGTTGGGCAGAATAGAGCCGACTTTTCTCGAACGGTCCTTGAAGTGCGTGAAGGTCCTAGCTTTCCTTGGATTACAATAGAAGATCTTTCAGGTTATATTCTTGGACGTACAGTTAAAAAGAAAAATCATTGGATTAAGATGAACGAAGCACGAATGAGACGAATCGAGAAGGAATAATGACGTACATCCTGCATCGCTGGGTCGCTTACATGGATCGTATGTCAATCCGAATCGCGTTCTTATCATACTCCCTGGTGTCTGGCATGAGAATGGGGGCTGCGTGGTTCGGAATGGACAGCAACCATTGAAGACGTGCGATAAAAGGAGCAGTGATGAGTGAGCATGACGGTGGACCAGCGTTCCCATCTGCTGAATTTGCCGCACTTGGAATGAGTCTACGCGATTACTTCGCGGGGCAAGCGCTGAGTGGCCTGTGTGCAAATCCCGCTCGCCTTGAAGGCGCACCACTGAACGTCGCGGTCGCTGCCTACCGCTACGCCGATGCACTGCTGAGCACACGCGCAAAGACGGATCGTTCCTAAAGATAATTTCGAAGAGGTGACACCATGACTGAAAACGAACGCACCGACCTGATTATCCCTACAACATTTACTGGCACACTTGACCGACCGAAGTCACTCGATCCACACGATTTGACTGGCACCGAAAACATCGGCGTCGAAGATGTCCGACTCCCTCGCCTCGCGATTGCGCAGGGGCTCTCTCCGCAGATGATGCCAGATGACAGCACCTACATTCCAGGCCTCACGCTGTTCAGCTTGTTCAACGATCTCACCGGCGACAAATACGGCAATGGGCCAATCACGTTTGTGCCAATTCGCCGCGATGTACGCCGGATTGAGTTCAATCCACTCGAGCTTGGTGGCGGGATTGTCGATCTTGATGTCCCAATCGGCGATGTCCGCCTTCAGTGGACAGTGGACAATGGTCGGCGGATTCCACCAAAGGCGACATCATTTGAGGAGTATGTGATCTTGCTGCTATTGGCAGGCAAGACGCCGGAACCGGTAGTGCTCTCCATCAAAGGCACCAACAAGTTCATGCGAAAGGCGGCTTCAAATCTCAACACCTATATCAAGATGCGTCACGCAGCTATCTATGCCGGGCTTTACACTATCGCCAGCAAGAGCGAAAAGAACGATAAGGGCACATTCGGCGTGTACATTGTGCGAAACGCTGGTTTTGTCCCGACGGATACCCCAGCTGGCCGCGCGCTGTTTGAATTCGCGGCGGACTTTGCGAGGTCGCTTGAAGGGAAACAGATTGTCGTGGAGCGCGATACAAGCACAACGGATGAATTCGATCCGGAGGTATTGGAACGCGAAGAGAATCGTATCAAATACGCCTCGGAGATGTAAAGGGCTAACGCCATCGAAGTCGTCACACGGACGGGAGTGTACCATAGTAGGAGAGCGAGCCACTGATGTTGAGCGTACCAAGATGAATGAGTGAGCCATCACCGATGTAAAGTATCAGGCACGACGAGCGAGCCATCCTTGTTGAGAGTACCAAGATAAGGGAGCGAGAATGTGAGGATCAATGAACGCTAAAACCCTCTATGATACCTATGCGCAATTGGAGCGCATTAGTATCGCGCTCATACAACTCCTCCACGATGAACACCTCTCGCCGCAGGATAAGGCGATCATCAAAGAATTCGAACAGCGGTTTCATGCCCTGCGACAACTGCTCGCGAATTTGTCCGCTGAGGCGCAGTCCGCGCATTGGGACGGTATCGAGCGCCGGCAGAAACCGAGTTGAAGAATGACTAAACGTCTGATAACACATGATCCTGTTGACGACAACGAAATCGTGAACGCGATGTGGCGCTACGGTGGAGGATTTGTCTCTGGGTTAGGAAAACTCTGGTACTCCGCCGATGCTGACAACAAGCAACGGCTCAAAACCGCCTTCCCAGAATATTGGGCGAAGTACGCCGCACTCGCCAAGTTGAAACATCAATGACTCCGAAGAAAGAAGAATCCGAACCAACGCGCCTGCATCTTTTGACACAGAGCTATAAGACCTTTTCCACGACGCAATTGGTGGAAATGCTGGTGCATCTACGGAAAGAGATCCGCTTAATGGAAGAGCGCTGTACCGCGTGTGAAGCGGTGCTGTCACGGAGAAACGAGCCATGACCAGACCAACTGATTGGTACGACCTGACACACGACCAGCAACGCGAGTGGGAAGCGAACGAACAGGAGCATCAAGACCAGCTTAGTGATGCCGAAGACGAAGCAGACCGAGTGCGTAAAGAGAATGAACGAGCCGAAGTATCAACCAAGCGGCGTGTTCAAGGACTCATCAGTGAGTGTGATGATTTAGCTGAGGAGAATAGCCGGCTTGCCAAAGAAAACATTCGTCTCAAACAGGCACTCATGCAGATGCATGAGTGGATGCATGAAGCCGGATATGACGCTGAGTACCGTGCGTGGCAAGTGATGCAAGGTGTTGCAGAAACAGAAGAGAAATAAATGAACGAATTCTCTGTCTGTCAGTTTTTCGCTGATGACCAGTATGAATATGTCTGTCGTTTCGTCTCCGCTCAAGAAGCGATGACAGTGTTCAATCGCTATACAACATCAGTCGGTGCTCAAATTGGTACGACCGCACGCGTCATCATAACTGACGGTGGTGATTGTATCAACGCGGAATGGCTATTTGGAACAGGACTCATCTATCCAATTTCACCAAACGTACAAGGCTAGTACCAAGTTGGGCGGTGGCTGACGCAGCTCGACTGCGTAGTCCTTCGAGAGAGTCGGGTCTCTTGGAGAGATTCGAGAACAGCCGCCGCCCAGCACGTATCCTGTAAAAGGAAATAAAGTACGCCCCTACATGTCATGACGATCGAGCATTTCCCCACAATCAACATGTGGTGTATGCGGTGTTCATGCGGCTACGCTGGGCCATTACGGCTGTCACTACAATTAGCCAAGAATGATAGTACAGAACACTTTCCATGCAAAAAGGATGCGCGCAATGATTGAAAAATTAAAAATAGAGGCTGATGCACGTTATGACGCCAAAGAACTCTATCGTGTGCGTTACACCACAACGGAGCACGAATTCTGCGAATTAGCTTTTAACATGATGATGCAACAGTTTCATACTGGCGTTAGTGCCGCACTCGATGAAGCGCGTGTTATCCTAAAAGAGGAAAGCATAAAATAATCACCTTCAAGTCATTCATCCTCTTTCTTATCCGTCCGCACTTTATGCTCGATCAACCACTGCCGACTCACGGCCAAGTCGATGGCTGGTTTTCTTCGCTCAAGCAATCGCCGTAACAGGCGAATGATCCACCCCATGCACACTCCTTAGTGGTTCTAAATCTTCTGCGCAATGAGCACAATCGACGTGGTCACACAGTGGCCAATACGTAGCGACAAGTGCTCAGGTGTGTACGGCTCGACATCAATTCGCAAATCTTCTGGCTCATCACCTGGCACCACATCGAGTGGGAAGAACTCTCCGCCGTCTGCCGTTACGCGATCGATAAGTCGCTGGAGTTCTTGCAGCCTGAACGACACGAGTGTCGGTGCATTCAACGTCGGTTGATCATTCTGTGGTGCATATTCCGTGGTATGCACGGCGAGCCCTCCACGACACAAGCACTGCATCTGCCGCGAAAAAAACTCGATACTCTGATCAAATCCCCCGATGTGCTCAAACGACCCGCAGGACCACGTCAGATCGAAATCTCGCAGGTGAAACGGAATAGCGTTCATGTCCACCGGTTCGAACCGCACACGATTGGTGAACACCGCGTCCGGGCACCACGGTCGACGCAGGTCGTCGAGTCCGCGTGCCCACTGCCCAGTGTCCGCCCACTCGGGCGCCGCATCCGGCCGGTCCGTGGCGACCACGTCCGCGCCGCGGCAGGCAAACCACGCCGGCAGCGGCTCCCGGCCCACACCGAAGCCGAGCACACGCCCACCAAAGACGAGACGCTCGGCATAGACTTGGGCAATTTGGGCGAATTCCCAAAGTTTGCGGTGCATCCGCCATGGTTCGCCGAGCTCAGTTGCCCGGCGATGGAGCCAGCGGGTGCGGAAGTCACGGGCGCGGACGATGGTGGAGGTTTCGAGCATGGTGGCCGACCGGAATCGCTCAGGACCGTCCAGAGTGGCTGCCTGCCTTCCCTATCGGTCGTCCGCCGATCGCCCCACCTAGACCATCCTCGTCAACCCCAGCGAAGGCGCTACCGCTTGAACTCTGGCCGAGTCGCTGGCTCACCGGTCCGTTCTACCCACTGGCGTCCCCGTCCAGCCCGACGACGGACGTGCACGCTTAACCATTGCCAAACGGCCGGCAGACTGCGCGCGGACATCACGTAGCCGACGCCGCTAGGGCGCAGGGCACATAATTGCACGCGGATCGGGCCACGTGGAGGGGGGGTTCCCAATCCTGCCTTGACACACGTGTGGCAGCGCCAGTTCTTGGCGATCTCGCGACCGCAACTGAGGCAGGTGCGCATAGGAACATCAACTCGCCTCTAGAGGCAATACCTCCTGTTGCAGTCCGAGAAAGGTGTGCGCGACTTTGATGGCGTTCGTCGTGATCATGGCTGCAACGGCTCCGTGTGTGCTAGCGCATCGCCAAAAAGGGTTGGCTGCGTGAGCGAATAATCAGCGGCCGGCATCTCAGCCGGTAGCAGTTGCAGGGCATGGAGGCCGCTTTGAGTGCGGCCAGCTGGGCGAAAACCCGCTCGCAGAAAACAGCGCCCCGGATCGCGCTTTGGTCGCGTCTTCGTCGGGTCCACGAAGGTAATCATCCCGAGCGCCGGCACGGGCCACTTTGCTCGCGTAAGCGCGACAGCGGCCCGAATTAGGTCGCTCGACAGCACGGCGCTTTCATTGCGGAAGCAGCTGCACAGCCACGCGCCCGCCCACGCGTGCTTGACGTAGGCCGCCAAGGGCCACGACGTCACCCATAAGGCATCAGCCGCCGCTGTCAAGAGCACGAGACAGCGGCCAGGTGGTACGAACTGATTGCTGCCGACCGCTTGCCGGTTGTAGTGCCGGTCGGCAAGGGGCAAGGCATGCGGGTCTGCCCGATACGACAGGCACCACGACGTCATCACGTCGCCTCAAACAGCGGTTGATTCGTCGCGAGCGGCGCCGCGTCCAGCCTTTCGACGTGAAAGCAACTCAGGCCGATGCGTAGGGTCATGGCTCTTCCGCGGCGCGACGGATGTCCTCCACGAGCAGATCCCACTTCGGTTTCAGCGTGGCGATCTCGACATCATCATGCCCAGCATCTTGAAGCAGCAAATGAATCGCCTTCCACGATTGGACACCCAGACCCACCGCTTGCGTGATCAGCGCTTGCCACTGCAAAAATGTGTTTATATCCATCTGATCACTTCGACAGCAATTGATTCAACAGCGACAGCACAATTTGCTGAATCGTCGCAATGGACACCAGCAATCTCTCCTTCGTCGAACCAGCCGGAAATGACATCAGAACTGCGGTGAGCGATTGGCCCAACCCATTCACAAGTGTGACAACTTCGGCTGGAGCCGGTTGGCCCGGTTGCCACCCCACTAAACGAACATTCAGTTGCCGTCCCGATTCTGCAAGCGGAAGTAAGGCGCGATTGAATGCCACACTCTGACCGTGTGACCAGCCAGCGATCGGCATGTCCACTCGATTAGCACACGACGGCGCACCGCAGAGCGCCATCTGTTCCGTACTGTGGATCTCTTCCAATGCCCCGTACAGCGCAGCATCCACCGTGACAGCCACATGGCGAGGCTTCGCGCAACTGAGTGAGAGTACTAAAATGATACACAATAAAGCGCGCATGTCTTTCCTTTTTGAAGCGAAGCGGGGAGGGTGGACCGATGCTGAAACTCATCACCCTCTGATTCGTCCGGAATTGGCTTAGTTCGAAGGCATCCCCGCGTCGCAAATCAAGATCACCGCTCAATCAAACACCCCAAAGGACAACGCACGCGATGCCAAGCCTTCTTCATAGCGCTTGTTCACCACACCGGTATCCGTGACATCATCGAGCATGCGCAACCGCGCTGCGACCAAGGCGTTATTCACCACTACGCCAGAGGTCACATTCACAAGGTTAATTAACTCATCAGTCAAGTGATTGGTTGCCTGTGCCAGAGGAATCCCCAGCGCGCGTTGCAGCCACCGGATGGCGCGTTCCGGTCCGCTGTTGTAGGCAAAATCCACGAGTTGCACACGCAGATGCTCGTCGGCCAGTTCACTGAATCGGTACACCGCCAGTGCACGGCGCATCTCCCATCGGGCAATCTCGCGCGCTTCTTGGACCGACAAAACTTTAAGGTCAGCTACAGTGCAGTCATGGCCACGATAGTCATGTAACACAGGAAGCGTGATCCCATAACTCGCAGTCGGTTGATCTACGTCAGGCGGCTCGCTATACTTGAGCCCTTCGATTTTGCCCAGATTGTCAAGAAACTGGTCTTCTGTCATGGCAGTATCTCAGAACGCGTGATCCCCATCGTGATCCGTCGGAAGTTGACAGCAGCGTTTGTCATCAGCCACAAACCGACACTGCCACTCACCATCTGAGATCGCGGTCAAAGCCAGTCGAATTCGCATCAATTCTGGCCCAGTCAGATTGAATTCATACAGGCCCCCTGCATTCCGAGACCAGCGCGCCGCTTTGCGCTGTTCGATATTCAGCCACGCCAGCAAATCCGACCGCTCTTGTTTGATGGCGTCCGGTGCTCGTCGATTTAACACGGCTTTCTCAATGATCGGTTCACATTGGTGATGATCGCCTTCGTCACAGAAGACGCACTCATGCGGCCCAGCAATTCTCTACACTAACACCGGTGGTAAATAATACCACTCCAAAAACGCCGTGAACTGCGACGGGTCATATTCCGTGCGTTCTAACCTGCACGGCGCATCGGTCCATCCAATACTGCTCAACCCTTCATAGTGCGAGATCAACGCCACGTCGCCCAACTCGTAATTATACCCCGCTGGACCTGTCTGTAATTTCGGTAAGTGCTGGATCGCCGAATAGCGTGCGAGGGCTAGCGCCAGCACAGCATTAGCGGTATCCGTTCCAGCCACATACTCATCAGCGTCCTCTGCACGGTTCTTCCCACGAATCATGAACATCTTGAACTGCGAAAACGTGGTCTTACTTCCGAACGTTGAGGTGGCTCCACTATTCTCCACCTCGACAACACCACCGAGCGACGACCGCCAACCGTCCGGTGCACGTTTCAAATAGTCCTGCGTATGCCGGTAATCCAACGCGGTATACAGTTCCCGGTCGAGCGGCTCGATTTCGAAGGTGCCGGCAAAGATATCCCGCACATAGCCGAGGGGGTTCGCCAACGCCGTTGTCGCCAAGTTGGTATTCACCAATCGAATGAAAAACTGTGTATTCAAATTGAATCCGGCATTCACCCCGAAGGAGACATTGAACCGAGCAATCAGTTCTCGAGCGGTGACGGTTTCATTCCCTGCCCCGATGATAAAATCCCCTCGAAATCCGAGCGGATTGACATAGACCTTTGATTGCGCATTGGCCACGAGAAAACTATTTTCCTCAATCATCGAGGTGCCATCAGGGAAGACTGGCGCCGTCAACCACGCGCCGGATTGATAGCCATTCCCAATCGGCGGGAACCAGTTCACGACGGCATGCTGATATTGCAGCAATCCATTACTGATGAGTGCTCCGCTGCCGTCACCATGTGTCTCTACCCCATAAGCGTTGACGCACATCGGGATGCCCCCGAGGGCAAAGGGCGCTGGCATCACGCCGAGCGCCCAATCGCGGAGCAAGCCTCGTAGAAAGAACACGGTGTAGCGACGCCCACCGTAGTCCACATACGGCGTCGTGAAACCCAGTGCCGTCCAGTTCCCATACCCTGGCACAGCCGCTCGTCCGCCCGCTCCGGCTTCAGTCGCCAGATTCGCGACATGCAAAATCAGCGCATTATGATAGAACGTTCCAACCGCCATATCATCGAGGGCATTGTTGAAGAAATACAGCATCGTGAACGGGCGATCGCTCGGTGAATAGCACGCATGTCCAGCCCAAAGAAACTCCGCATAGGTCTTTCCATCACTGAGCACCCGATCCCCGACATAGAGTACCGGTCCCTGTCCGTCGCCAGCATCCTCTCCGCTAATGATCTTCCGGTCCGTGATGTAGCCATACACAATCGGCACACGAAAGCCCATCGAGGTCGGCACGCTGTGCGAGGGGTCTTGCGTAATCGTCTCACCGACAATCACGGCATTCGTCAGGTTCGGTGTAAACGTCAGACTCGTTTCTGGGTCTGTCCCAGAGCCATCAGAGGCAGTATAGACGGTGGTATGTCCAGAGAACCTGAAGATGTCCCCTGGGGCAAATTGCCCCACGCCCGCATGGACGTTGATCGTTCCGACGCCAATTGCACCAGTCCCATTCGTCGTGTAGCCTTCTGCTGACGAACGAATTTTGTCGACGGTGCAATTGGGAAAATCCGTTCGTGTCACCGTGCGATGGGGCAAGAGACTACTCTGCGTGGACAGCGAGAATTGCTCGGCGAAGGGATCTTTAATGGTCAGGATGTATTCGAGTGTGCCCTTTGGGGCTGCGTGACGGACCATCCCGCGATAGATCACACGCGGCCGTTCAAGCCGCCGCCGACCGGGATCGGTGATCATGCGCACAATCACCGTCGCATTGACGAGTTCGTTCTCCTTGTCCAGCTCGCGCAGCAAGCGATCGGTATCGGAGAGAGTGACACCGAAGTCCGAGGTTTCATACTCCCCATTCATCCCACTGAACGCTCGCCGAATGCGCTGCCATTCGATCACGCGCGGTTCTTTATTCCCGAGGTAATAGGAACTGGGATCTGGAAGGCGCCGATCGGACCAGACATATTGGACGCCGGAACGCGTGGTGAGCTCCATCCACACAATGCCGATAAAGATATCGGCATTGGTGAAAACGGCTTGACGTACTTCACCGAAGATCTCCGCATAGATCTGCGTCTCGATGGCGCTCGGCGGAGGACTGCCAAAGACTTCCGCGTAGGTCTGGGTGCCGAAGGCGCTCGGTGTGGAGAGTCCGAAGGCTTCAACCGAGGTCTGTGTGGCGATCGCAGAGGGATCGCCAGTCGCAAAGATCTCGGCTTGCGTCTGGGTAACGGTAACAGTCCCAGACGTGCCACCGAGGAGGAGAAGAAACGGCAGACTCATGCTAAAATGCTCGGCCGCATCGACAGTCCGTCTGGTGCGTCGCCATCTCACTTGGCGTCATCTGATCTAAGCCGGATCAACACCTGTTGTTGGATCACCCGGTGTTGTCGTCACAGGCCCACTCCACGCCACACTCACATCATCTTCCTTATACACATTGAGTGTACCTGTCACAACAGACCAGCGGTTACGCAACCACCTCAGCGCATTGAGCGGTGAACGCGCCGCTTCCCCCGTCACGGCGCTCATGTCGCGCTTGAGGAGCGCATCAGCATTTTGAATCGCCGTGGGAATATCGGAGACGGCCGCTGGCGAAGCGGGTAAGTTATCGGTCTTCGCTTTGATGGCTGCGACGTTGGCATCAGCGTCACCTGGCAGTGCCGTCAGCACTTCATCAGCCAGATCAGTTGGGTCAGCGCCAGTGGAGGTGATATGGAGTGCCAGTGCGCCAAGCGTATTGGTATGGGTCGTCGTGAGGGCAAGATTATACCAGCCACTCGAGAGCTCTGTGACTGTTGGGGTAATCGTGGCGAAGGCTGCACCGTCCTTCGACACGGTGATTGTGAGCGTCAGTCCAGTCTTCCCAGTCACATGATCGGCCGAATCCACCATGAGGATTGGGCGATTGCGCGCAGTGCTCAGTTTGAGGAGCATAACGGATTTACATCCACCGGTTCACAGCCCAAAAAATCGCACAGATCACCATGAGACAGACAACAGTGACTACGGCATCAGACCACGCCATAACGGCTACACATGCATCAGACTACGCATGGTGCCTAGGTTTATGCCCCATTCCCTGATCCCATGACTCGCACGAGACCGAATGGACCAGTCACACCGGGCGTATCAAGAGCGACCCGGCCCCACGCGTCACCATCCGCCTCGGTCATGGAGCCATTGAATTGTGTCTGTGCCGTGATTTCTAACGCTACGAGATCAAACGGATGACCGAATCCGCTATCCGACGGCATATTGAATTGCCCCGCAAAACGTTGCAGGCAATCCACGAGGCGCGCTTGATACATCGGTGGATCCCAGTCGAGCGATCGCTGATGGAGCACGCCCGTCAACTTCCCCATCTGCTTCAACCAAAAGGATGCATTGTCGTGGTCAGGCTGCGGAAAGGAAAGATACCCCTGCTGGAAGTGAACGTACACCTTGCAGCCATAGGCGACGAACATCGGCGCGAGTCGGTCGATCAAGTCTTGGACCTGCGTCGGGCTGAGCCAGAGGGACAGCTCCCAGCCGATACATACCCGTGGCACGACGCCAATGAGGAGTGGCAAGACGGGTTCAAGCGCAGCGAGGATCGCAGGCACATCCGCCGGATCGAAGTCCTTCGAACAGAGCATCGGGCACGGGTAGAAACCATCCGCAATCAGCTCGTGGCACGTTGCTAAGAATTGTGCCGGCGTTCGACCGAAGGCTCGATCGTCTGGCCAACTAAGGAGAACATCCGGATATCTCATCGCGTTTTTTGAAATCCTGGTTTCAATGGCAGAAAGCCAGCACGCCTTCGCTGCTGACGCGCGGCTTCGTGAAGGCGATGGCATGTCTTACACACGCGCGATGTCCTGTATATTCGTACATTGCCACTCTCCGGCGACAGAGAATGCCCTTGAGGGCAAACGATCTTCCGCGCGTGAATAGCAGCGAAACTCATTCCTCGACGCTTATTCTCAGCCAACGTCACTGGTTCGAGATGATCCGGGTTGACACAACATCTCGTGCGGCACCGATGATCGAGAGTGAGCCCTTTCGGAATCGATCCTACGAAGGCTTCGTAGGACACTCGATACGCTTTGCCGTTGTGACCGTGGCGATGCGTGAGTTGGCCATAGCCGTGATTGTCGAGACCAGCCGTCCAGAGCCAACAGCCAGTGTTGGGCTCCGGGAGCGAACGATCGCGGATGATCTCTTGAATAGTCACGTCGTTTCGCCTTTCCATGCGACCCGGATCTTCGCACGATCGACATCGTTATAACGAGGATAGAGCCAAGAGAGCACCAATGACGGATTAGTAGCTCCACCTGGTACTGGTGGCAATCCCAGTATACGTACCCCACACATGTTTCCCTTCCAGACACGCGGAGCCGCCTGGAAGGCCGGTTCAAAAGGGCGTAGCGCGACCAGCGCGACTGTGAGAGTCTGATCGCCTGAAGTCACTATGAGTGCGTCGCCCTTGATATGCTGTTGGTAACCATCTTTCAGTACAAAGAGCGTGACGCGATCCCCGATATGGACCGCCCCCAGCATGGCAACGTCCGCATAGCCTTCGCCGTCAGTCGAGCGCAAGAAACTCTGGCCCGTAATTTCGTCGTTTGCACCAACAAGCGCACCCTGAATGGGCTGGCCTGTTATGGAGTCGGTAATGGTCACCTTGAAAGTCATGGCTGCACCTGCCGCACACCCATCCGTGTGCCCAACGCGGAAAGCGAACGTCGGTGCTTCGCCGTACCACTCGCTGCGGCTGCTCCTGGCACGTAAACTCTCAGCGGGGTAAACGCCGCGAATGGATCACGATGGATTTGCGCCATAAGCGACGGCGCGATGAATCGGTCGTAAATATAAAGGAAAGAGACCTGTCCGTATAAAAACTCTGCGGTGTGTCCACCGATGGTGTTGGTTGCCACGAGTTTAGCGTTAACAGCAGATACGACCCCGATGTCGTCTACGCCGTCGAACATATAGGATAGGACATCATTCTTCCATGTCACGCTGACGACGTGCGGAAGATTGAACTCCGCACTTGTGAGCGTATGACCTGCACCAAATGGGTAGTAGATGATTTGACCGCTCGGGTTAACGTACAAGCCGTCATTCGCACCAGCTCCCCATAACGTCTGCCAACTAGCAGTATTACCGATTGCGCACCCCATCACAATGGAAAACGAGCCTTCGCCTGCCGTACGAGCAAACACGGCTTTGTCAAAGTTGCCGATGTCTTCCGCGCCACTGAACAGTACTGAACAGCCATGAATCGTGTTCGACCAGCCAGTCGCTATCGCAGTTCCAAACCACTGCAGATTCGCTTCACCAGTACGGAAAAAGCCGTGCATGCTTGTCACACAGTCTGTGATCATGCGTCCAGCACGCTCGTTGAAAAGAAATGCATGACGTAGACCAAAAGTGAAGGGATGGCCCTCCCTCGGTCGCGCACCTGCCAGTGGCTTGGTCGTCATCCAAGCGAATCCGCAGTATTCATCACGGCCTCAATCGCACACGCTTGCCCTGTTCCAGAGAAGTCCGCCACGAGACGAATACGTCCAATCGCACTCAAATCCAACGACGCCGAATACATTTCAGCTTGGTCGTACAACGTCGAACCTGTCTGAGCATTCACCAGATTATCTTCGATCGTGACGGACACATTCGTGCTGACAGCGATGATCCGTCCCCACTCCGAATTAGCAATAGTGCTATTGTCAATATAAATCATATCGCCAACAGTCAGATTGGTCGTCGAGGCTACTGTGATCACATTCGTACCACTACCAACTGTGCCGCTCACCGCTTCTGATTCCGCCGCCGCGATAAGTGACTGAAACTCCACCAGCGGAAACCAAAATCCATCGCCAGACGATTTGGTCGAACCTTCAACTCGGATCTTCGCACCAGTCGTCAGCACTGATGCTGTGCGCCGCCCAAAGTGCATCCCAATAAAGGCCGCATACTTCGTCGAGACATCAATCGCACTGCCAAGCACCACCGTATTTGAGGCGACCGATTGCAGTGTGAGGAGTGAGGAGCCAACTGTCTTTGACCAAACTGTGGCCATAACTTACACCGTGACCTTTTGCCCAATCTCCAACGCACTGACCGCAGCGACTAACCAATCCGCACTCGTGGCCGGATTCTTGGTCACTGGCGTCTGCTGGGTCACATACGTGCTGCCCAGATACTGATCACCCTGCGGATAGTTGGTGCCAGCACTCCGCACGACATGCGCTAGTGCTCTTGTCCCACCTTCAGACTTCTTCGCGACAGTCACGAGCTGAAGACAACTTACAGGATCAGTCACACGCACTGGTGCGCCGACCAGTGTATAGAGGTCGGTGAACCCCACTGTCGCCGCTGCCACCGTCGTGGTATCGTCATCTGGAACAGTATCATCCACACAGCTCGCATTCGTTGCCCCGGTATTACGCGTCCATTGCGTGCTACTCCCATCAGCAAGCACTGAGACCACTTCGCCGATCTGATCGCCCAGAAACGTTGTTCGCCCATCGCCAGCGACATCATCAGAAATGATGAAATCATCGAAGTCGCACACGTCGCCGCCAAAATACCCAATAACGATCTCATCCACTTCTGTCGTCGCACACGTCGCGTTATAAGTATTGAGTCCAGTCAGTGTCAGCACCACTGCGCCGTTCACATACAGCGTGGCGGTACCAGTAGAAGCGTGTACTTTCACCGCGCAGCCAACATGCACCCAAGCATTCGGTGTCACCAGCCCAGCTGGTGTCGTACCAAGCACAGTCGCTGTGATAATAGTGAGTGCACCGGTATTGGTGGTTTCCTTCCTCACCGATAACGAGCCGTTATCATTCAGCGAAATCACCACATGCTGCCGCTGATACACACTGTTCCAGAACGCGATCAACCCTTGTGTTGTAAGCACTGTAGGACGAATCGCAAAGTGAACAAAGTGCGTGGCCGTACTCAACGTAATCCCACGCCCAACAAGCCCATTACCATTGGTACAGCGTAATGATTGACTGCCACCGCGACCATTCCCTGCGCTAATTTCAACACCATTGCCAGGAAGCGACGGCTGACCCACCCGCTGATAGCGGCGGCTTAATTGCGCCGTGACATAACTATCAAAGGTATCACCGAAGAGAAACATCGCAACTACTCCCTGAGAGCCACGCAAAGCACACCAACAACACACCGAGACCAATGATCATGGCGAACACACCGGACGAATATGTTGACATCATCTCCTACACCGCGCTCGGTGTTGGCTTGAGACCACGTGAAATCTCCTCGAACGCTAAGCTATACGTACTATACCCTTTCGATTCATGATAGTGCCGATTGATCTTGCCATCTTCCCACCGCACCAACCACGGCTCCGCATCACTGTACGTCAACGGCACAATCAGAAACGGCAGCCCTCTTCCATACGTCGCTCGGCCCCAGTTCCTGATGTTGTCTGCCGTCGTCTTCCCTTGCAATACATTCCCTCGGAACCAACGTAAGCGCGTCCCGTGGAGGAAGATCGTGGACACACCGACATCGGTTTTATGCTCTACAATGGGATGATCTTCCTGATCATCACTCGACGACATCGTGAACCCATCGATCGACCGCAATTCTGACAGAATCAGAAACTCGCCAATCGAGCAGGATACCACATTCGCGACAGTCACAGCCAGACTCGCATAGCGATACGTTGGAAGCAACGTGCGAAAGTCACCGAAGACATTCACAGGAAACTGGTCGAGCAGATAGGCCGGAGGCACCAGCACATGCGAAAACGCGGGAGATGTCCACACATTCGCCGTGTGCATCTGAAAGAACACACCGGACAATCCAGCCACAAAATTATGATGAATAAGTGCGACGCCTTTCACAAGTGTCGCGACACCAAAATCCCAGACTAATCGAAACGTCGTCCCGACCGTTTTGAATGGATTCGAAGGATCACTATCATAAAGGTACGCGATCTGATAACCACTCGCGACGGTCCCAGTCGTCAGCGTGGGCACCACACGCCCAGCAATATTGTCCTCTGGATGAGTGTAGAGCAGCGAATCGGCCACGTTATGCAGGCCTCTTCAACAGGGCATTCAACCGCGTTTGGTAGCCACGTCGGTTATCCGCCACCTCCTCTAGGATATACGGGATACCCTCTCGATCCAGCATCTCCTTGAAACTCTTCGCATCGAGTGCCGCAATGTTGTTCGTGATATAGAACACAGTCTGTTTCTGTGGCTGTGAAAGTTCTTCTTGTTGCTGTTCAAACTGCCGATTCTGCGGCACGCTCAGCACTCGCTCGCCTGGGGTTAGCATCGCTGGCGCGGTGTCTGTTCCACGTGGAACAAAATTAATGACTCGACCTTGCGCGGCGTAGGCTGGCACAATTCCGCCAACCGCAAAACTCGTCGGTTCTTCACTTGATGTCGGCTCGATTAACCGAGTCGCGCGCCCAGCTGCAACAGAGATCGGCTCGACCTGCTTCGTCACACGTCCCACCGCCAAAGCCGCATTATCCGCCTCATGCCTCCATATTTGCCACTCCTTTGCTCCATCGTTGACATACTCATTCGTTCCAATCAGCGCCTTCTGTGCTTTTGATGCCGCCTTTTCAGCCTCTTGCGTCCATGTTCTCCATTCATCAGATCCATCGTTGACATACTCATTCGTTCCAACTACTGCTTTCTGCGCCTTCGAAGCAGCTTTTTCAGCTTCCAGCACCCACGTACGCCACTCATCAGATCCATCATTAATATACTCTCCCGTCCTAGCAATCACACTATCAGCCTGAGCAATCTTTCTTTGCAACGTCTCCACATCAAAGGCATCAGGGATACTCCCTAATTCACCTTTCACAGCCTTCACCGTCTTAATAAGTGATGCGGTATCAACGGCATGAAAAGCATCCGTCACTCCAGTCGGAGTCGTGACAGCAGCGCGAGCCATCTCCTGAATGGCCGACACACTGTGCGCCGATGTATTCTGCATGGCCGTTGCAGCACCTACAGCCGTGTTGTGCATCGTCACCAAGCTATCCGTAGCAGTCTTACTAGCCGTCACAAACAATTTCTCAAATGTCGTCGTTCCAGTTACAGCATGCGAAAGATCAATCGTGGGTAAGTGAATCTGGTTAACAGCATTATGTAAAACTGTTTCCAATCCTTTCACTTGAACAGCTATCTTAGAGGTATCCAGTTCCGGAGTTGATACAACAAAAGCCTTCCCAGG